GTTACCATCATCATCTTCACCTGTATTTAAGCTAAGGAAAGCTGCTAGTGAATAACGTCTTGCGTATGTTATGCAACTTCCTACTGCTTGTGGATCGTTCTTTACTGGCTTCATGGTTAATTCATCTGATTCTAGCCATTCACCAGTCTCATGTAATAAAAGTGTTTTTAACGTTACGTTTTGACCGTCACCGCTAGGTATTTGCATAATACTTAATCCGTGTTTAGAAAGGATTGGTCTAATTTCATCTATAATCGTGTCTAGCGTTGCGTAATTATTTTTAAAGAAAGGATTATCTGCATCCTTCGCTATTTTGTTAACTTCTAAATTGAACTTCACTAAAGACTTTGCTAATTCGGCGATTGTTTCACTTCTGTTCATCTTCCGTTCCCCCTTTTAAAAAGGTAAATCCACTAGTTCGACTTCACGAGCACTACATAAAATGTAATGACGTTCCACTGGATACAACTCAAATCCGATTTTTCTTATCCGAACAATAGAAAAGTTTTTGTCATCAACTTCTACCACTTTACCTGGATGATATTCATGGCATAGTTGGATAGGTATTTTTAAGATGACTAATTCATTTTTCATCGGATTCTCACCCCAGTCGTTTGAGAAATCGCTACTCCGTCAAACTCAAATCCTTCTTTTACATCTTGCATAAGTTTACGTTTATCAATCTCCGGTTCACGCTGTCTGTAATACTCTTCCGGAATGTCAGCATTATCTGCTATATTTAATGTTGGCGGGTTCTTTTGAATACCTATTGAAACGATGGTACTTTTAATTCGTTCGATCCCACAAAACTCCATTTGTTCTTTCAAATAATCTTTCAATTTCGTTGATTTGTTTTCTAAAGCTTTTCTACGCTCGCTTAAACGTTTTTCTTCTGTCTTGATGGCCTCTACATCTGCGTTGATATTTTTTACAAGCAAAGCAACGTTTTGAGCCTTATCTTGGATACCCTCTTGAATAGCCTCTAATGTATCTTTAATTACTTCATAATCTGCACCATCTTCTATCATTTCTTGCACTTGTTTGTAATTGATTGCTAATGTATATAAGTTCATAAATTCATATCCTCCTAGAAAGGCATTCCGCCATGTGGTTTATTTGTTAAAACTGTAATTACATAGTCGATATCTAGCTTCCTTACGCTGTCTTGTTCTTTTTCAGACATTTGTTTTAAAGTTTCGATTGCACGTTCTTTTTGTTTGTCTAAAACATCTTTCATTTCCACATTCCTCCTTATTTACTTGGAAGAAACGACGTTGTATAATAGAGGTAGAAAATATTGCGTCGTTTCATGAACCAGTCGATTAGGGGTAATCGGCTGTTTTTATTTTGTTTTGATGCTTTCACGCATCGGAATATCCAGGAACCTATTTATTAGGTGGGGATACCATTAGATTCCTGAATATTCCGACAAGCGAAGGCTTGTCCTATTCATCTTCACAAAAACAATCTTCTTCGACTTCGTTACAACTCTCGCAAATTTTCTGTATTTCGAATCCTTTGAACTCGTAAATTGGCGATACCTGATATTCTCGATTACACGAATCACACTTTACTTCGTGATTTCCTTCATCCCATTCAGCTCGACTTTCATCTATAATTGATCCACAATACGGGCATTCTTGAATTTGCAATAGTTCCATTTCCCATTCCCCTCTCTACTTTGCTAGAGTGATAAACTCCTTATGCATTTCCCAAATCTTATATGCGCTTCTATGTAACCCTTTATCTTTTAAATCGCGTATCATTTTGATGATGTTTGCTTTCTCTTCTTTGTCCCGCTGCTGTCTATCCATCACTTTTCATTCCTTATATACCGTTTATCTATCCAATCCATCAGACGAATGAATCCTGCGGTCAAAATGACAATTACCAGTATCATAAAATGTGAGAATGTGCTTTCTTCCATTGTTTATTCCTCCTCATTCTTATCGATATGATTTTGAAGTTTTTCAATAAGAAATCCTACATAATCCTGTTGTTGTTTTAGTGCTTTTCCTTGTTCCTTGATGATTCTTCTTGCGTAGTCCGAATTTTTCTCTTTGAAAAACGGATGTTCAATCAGCATTCCTGTATCTCCTTGACAAACATCAGTTATAAAGTTTTTAAAATACGAAAACTGAATTGGCAGTATTTCGAAATCGAAACTTAGGAATAAAAATCTACTGTCGACACATTGGAATACATCGTATTTAACACAAGTTATACCTAATCTTTTTGCAACCCTTAGAGCATGTTCTGTGAATTCATACCCTACTACAACCATCTCGATATTCTTAGGGTAATCTTCCGGGTAACTTAGCATGTAATCCAAAGTTTGATATAAATGTCTGCCTTTCACCTTGTCTTTTTTTAACTCTATTATTATTAGTTCATCTTTACTTTCAATCAAAAGGTCTAATCTTCCACCGTTTACTTTTACTTGTCTTTTAACTGCGTATTCATGATCCCAATGTTCAATTTCTTCATAAATAGAGTCTTCTAAATAGATTTCTTTTGTGAATTGATAAGTATGATTCATCTTTTTAAGACCTTCTTGATGTTGATTAGATATTAAGTAGTCACTAACTTTTTCATCGAAAAATACAAATGGTGAGTTGTTAACCAAATGACCTGCCATTCTCTTAGCTTCAATCTCTACTTCAAGTTCTTTTCCGAACTTTTCAATAAAATGTTTGTTGTACTCTTTAATGATATTTTCATAAGGTACATGTCCTTTTTCGTTAAATGAGAAGTAGGAAAACATCTTAATAAACGCCATATACGCTAACGGAGAATTGATTTCTGTTATTTCTCCATATACCATTTTCATAAACTTAATGGCTTCTTTCCCATAAAGACTTTTAAGTTCGATTGGTGTCACGATGTTGTATTCTTTATTACCGATTTCTGTATGTGTCATTTTTAAATTCTCCCCTTACACTAATCTTGGTCGCCATGCATTTATGTATGATATAGCTTCATCGAAGTCTTTTTGGCGGATGTTACAATAACTATTTACTGCGAATGCTGCTTTCACATCTTTCCATATTGCTGAGAACAATTTCTTTTTGTTATCATGCACCGCTTGGTTAACTGTCCCGTCTTCCCAAAGTTTGTACACTCTACGTGCAACTGCATTTTTAATAGAAAGTTGTTGACTATAATCTACTGTCATTCGTTCATTTACCGTTTGTTCCAATTTCCCTAACCGATCACCATGATTCATCATTTCTGATGTCATAATGTTAATCATTTGTAATGGAGACATTTGCTGTTTAATGTATTGCTCCATTCGATTAAATTCATTTATAAAGGATTCTTTCATTTGCGCTGCTTTCTCTCCGGTGTAACCCATCACCAAGAACATAAGACCGTCTCGTTTAAGTAAGTACTTAGGTCTCGGTTTGCCTTGCGCATCTCTGTATTCAGCCAACGAAAAATTTCGTTCGCTAAATTCTTTTGTGCAACTTAATGTTTCAATACTTTTCAAAACATCCGCATGACGTTTGTTGAAAACTTCAGCTACGATTGTGCTATCAGTTACAACTTCATTATCTTTTGTGAAAACCAACTCACTAACTGGATGCTGCACAACTTGCAATTGATTCATTTTCTTTCCTCCTATTCGTTTTTAGAGACGTCTCTTTTTGAGACCTTTAAGGTAAAAAAAGAGACTATCTTGTTAATTCATCAATAGTAACTTCATACAGACCAGCGAGTAAAGATAATCTATGTAAGTTAGGTTCACGCTTCCCTGTTTCCACTTGAGAATATGAGTTTCTATTCGTGTAACCCATTGTTTTAGCCACTTCAACCTGCGTGAAACCTTTAGAAAGTCTTAGCTCCCTAATCTTTTCAGTGTTTAATTTCATTCGGTATCACCCTTTGTTCATTTCGTTGATTTGAGTATAACACAGGGAGTCTCTTTTTGAGAACCCCTAAATTTTAAAAAAATAAAAGTTTTTAAAAGTGTTGTCATTTTGAGAACATATTTGTTAAATTTAAGATATAGGAAATGTATTTATATAATTATTTTTGGTGTTAGTAAATAAAAATTACTAATCAATATTAAGGGGAATAAAAATAATGGATTACAAATTAATCAGTAGACGTGTTAAAGAGATAAGGACTGACATACTACAACTTAGTCAAAGAGAATTTGCTGAAGCTTTAGGGATGCAGAGTAGATCTGCCGTTTCAATGTGGGAAAATGAGGAAAGTACAAAATGCCCATCTAAAAAGATGAGCTTAGAAATCGCAAAGCTTGCTAATGTATCTGTTTCCTACGTATTAGGAGAAACAGATGAAAAGAATCCTGATGTTGCTGCGAAAGATGAATGGGAAAAACTTATGATGCAAGTTAAAACAAAATCACCTGAGAAGCAAAAAGAACTTTTAGATCTTATTACTAACTTAGTTAAAATATCTGGCGATTGATAGCTTTAGTTGCTACCAATCGCTTTTTTTATTTCTGATAGTATATCAAAAGATACTGAATCCCCTTTTTCAGCATTGTTTATTACATCCATCAGTGCATTTCCAAATTTATCAACTACAGTATTATTCTCTAATTTCTCCATCCCTAAATCCTCCAATGTTATCTTTATAGTTTGTGAACATTTCACAATGTTTTCTCGTATACTAAATTCGATATTTAGGAAATATCCCTAGAAACAGCGAATGCGATTGCCCCATTAGAGACAATCGCATTCTAAATATTTATATTACCCCTTGACAAAATGGAGAATTACCCCATTCCACCTCCGGGATCAACCATCATTCTATACGTATTTTCTTGAACAACCTTTGCTGTTTGTGTAGATTGTTCTTTTTGCTCTTTAGCAGGAGATATGTATAGTACTCCAACTAATGCAAATGTTGCTACTATAGCTAACACTTTTTTCATTTAGCATCACCCACATATATTATACCATTTTTATTAATATCTACCAACATTTTTCTTGGCAGTTTGCTGTAAAATCTGTTGCCAGCGCACTCAAAATCCACTATCGACTCTTCTATCAATTTAGCATTATTCAACGCATAACCTAAAATGCATTTTTTCATAGGACTTAACTTTCCGTCTTTTCTTTCGCATTCCCTCAAAAGTTTAATCGCTACATCAGAATGACCGATTCTCACTTGATAGAAAGCTTCTTCGCACACGTTATATATTTCAATCTCCTCTAGTCCTTTATTACAGACTAGTTTAATAAAAGCAAAAGTATTTATAACGCTTTCTTTTCTTTTTATCACTCTTTCAAAGTGACAAGCATCCAGCATTTCTAAGGATTTATTGATATACCAAGATGCTCTTTCGTAACTTTCGAAAGTGTAGGACTCCGCAAGGTAAACTAAAGCTGATGCCCTTAAAAGAGAAAAACAATTTTTATCGTCTTTCAAATTCATTATTTCATGACACAACTCTCTGGATTTTTCAACGTTGTCTTGCATTAAGTAAGCGTAAGATAATCCTTCTTTAATTCTTCCTGAATATGCTGTTCTAATGAAATCATCTGGTATTTCTTCAACTTTTGGTTTTAATACTTCGGCGTATTCAAACAATGAATTGAATTTTTCTAAATCATACATCGTATAGAAAGTTAATATTCCATATAACACTTTCATTTCTTGTGTCTTAATTACTTTGCTTCCTTTACGATCTTCCAATTTCTCTAATAACCCTTTACCACTAACAACACCTTTACTTCGCATCCATACCAATTCATATACGTAAGCCCATTCTCTATTCATCGCCAACGAGGACGTTTTTTCTATATCTACAATCAACTTTAATAATTCTAAGTCACCAACAGCATTTGCGTATTCCATTGCAATTCGCATATTCTGTTTGCTCGTTGTAACTGAACAAAACCTATGTAACATTTCTTTTCTCTTTATTGCATCATCATACAAGATGTTAAGCAGCTTAATCATATTCCAAAAATTAAATTGGCTCTTGCCTGATAAATTTTTGGAAAGCGATCCGCCTTTAATACCTATTTCCTTTGCGATGTCTTCTTGTTTTCTTCTGTGTAAATCAATTTCATCAATAAGCTCATGCAAGAATTTACTTAATGCTTTCTTCTTTAATTCCTCTTGTTTTTGTTTAGGTGTTTGATTCATCAGATTTGCTCCTTCTGGAACAAAGACGCTTCGCTCTTTTTTCTCAAATTATAATTAGGAAATTCATACCATAGTAATGCTTTAGTAATATCGGCATGTTATAATGTAATTGTTACTCATGAAGTGACCGAAAAGAGACTTATGGCAGATGTTCCCCTAGTGAGTCGGGCGAACGGTGTAAGAGTGGTGCGAACACTACTTACACACGCTGTGAGTCTTTTTTTCGTTCCGTTTATTATATTTGTTTTCATAATATCACATTTTTGGCAAATTTCAGTCATGCAGTTATCTGATAATTATTGAGAAAGTTGCAAAACCGTTATATACCAACGTTTATCAGCTGACATGAAAATAAAATATACAAATATGCATGGAACGTTTGAAGACCTCACATGCATATTTTACCACAAAACACGAACTTTTGTTCTATTTTATTTTTCTGAATTAGAAACTTATTCTACCATTTCATCGCCAAAGGTAGTTATACGCCCATAAATAGTAGTATAGTTGTTTAGTATTTATACTTTAAACTATGAGACACTTTGGACAGATTTTAAAAAAACTAAGGAAGTCACGCGGCTTAACTCAAGAACAACTTTCCCACAAGTTAAACTTGAGCAGGAGCCAAATCAAGAACTGGGAAACTGATCGATATCAACCAGACATAGACACTTTGGTTAGTATCGCCTCCTTCTTCAACGTATCTGTAGACGTGCTTATTGGGTTCAAGAACGATTTTGAAGATGAACCGCTACAAGAACTATTATCCAATGTTCAAACAACGTATACGGCGTTAAATGAACAACAGAGAGAACGTTTTTGTAAGCAAGTCTCTGTATTGATTAATATGCTTGAAGATAATCAAGATATATTCTGATTTAAGTACATTGTAGAAGAAAAGTTTTCCATTGGATAGTGGTAAAAATTTACAAAATATCACAAATCCAACCAACAGGACTATTCGGTCCTGTTTTTTTATTTTTCTTCGACAAAATATGACAAAATAGTTGTAACCGTTTCTGTTATTATGTTCTAGAAATCTTACATTTTATATTTTAGGGACGGAGTGAACAGAGTGAAATCTAAAGGTATTGCGTATTTATTACATATTTTCCTTGGATTCTTAGGTGCGGGGAGATTCTATGTCGGGGATATCGGTATGGGTATTTTGAATCTTCTCACCGTTGGGGGATTCGGTTTTCTGTGGTTTATTGATCTATTCTTACTTAGCGGACGTGTGGACTACAAGAATGCTTTATTTGCTGCTCGTACTGGCGGAACTAACAATGTAAATAATGTCAATACAGTCCAAGTTAATATTGATCCTAATATGTTAAAGGGGATGCAATCTGCACCTGCTGCCACAACACAAGAAAACAAAACTGACGGTGTGGATTTATCAAAGAATTAATTAGCACTCAAAAAAGTGATTTTCTTTTTTCTCAATGTATAAAATAATATCGGATGGGAGCCCAATACATATTTTTTAAAATTAAAATGGTTCAAGTCGGAGAAAGGCACCTTCGGGTGTCTTTTCTTTATGAAATTTAACTAATATAAATTATTTAGTAATGTGCGCCACCCCTGTGCTTGAAGTTATGTTACATTGCATGATATACTTTAGATAACTTAAAGAACTTTAAATAACGTAAAGTTAAAGATAAAAAGAAGTCTTTCAGTACGCCAATACCGAAAGACTTTAGATAAAACTATTACTTTTTTCCTTTACTCAGGTTAATCATTCCCATTACAACCATGAGTATTGCACATACCGCTGTTACAGTGACTGCATCCATATGTATTCACCACCTTCAACATCCCTTCGTACGCCAATACATGGGATGTTTTTTATATGTTTCTATTATACCATACGACCCCCTCGAAACCCGGAGATGTATGTTACATTATTTGAAAAAACTTTTCATTTCTCCTACAAACTTATTATATTAATTTAAATCCACAACAGTCTAATTCAATAGCTTCATCTAAAAATTTCACGTACTATATCCGATGTGTAAAACCTAATTATACAATAAAGCCTATTCTACCATCCCCCACCATAATAAAAACCCCCTAAATAGGAGGTTCACAAAATAAATATATAAGTAGTCCAAATAATAACAGGTTTAAGAAGAAACACCATGTCCGCTTTTTATAAAACGATACACAATGTTCGAACAGATAATATATTTACGGTTTAAAAAGAACTACTATGTCCGCTTTTATAATTGCTTTCGTAAACGTCTTAAATGACGTTCTGATATTCCCATTTCGGCTGCTATTGCTTTCCATTTTGGCTTTGGGCTATTAGCAATTAACTCTTTTAATAAGTTGATTTGCTTGTCCGTTTGTTCTGCAGCAGATATTAGATATTCTTCGCGTGTCGGAACGCCTGTTGCACGCCTTTTAATACGTTTCCGCTCCTTATCACGTCTCAACTTTTCCTCTTTATCGATTAAAGTACTCATTTTTTCTTTTTCGTCTTGCGTGAAATCGATATTAAGCTTGCGAATTACCGTATCATTTCGCATTGGTTTGACTATGTTGTGCGGCAATCCTATACGTTTATAATCATTCTTCGCAAACTCATCAAAGAAAATCATAGCATCTTTGTACGCGTTCTTTGCTGTGCGTTCCACTTCTTTCTTTGGTTGCGGATCTGCAAGCTTTGCGTTTAATTGGAACGTCATTTCTAACGTCGCTGCTTGGTTCTTAACGATTAGAGCAGTCGTAAATGAATAAATGTATGTTAAGTCGTTTCGATTCTCTATAACGCCGCTTCTAAGCTCTACAATCATTTCTAAATCAGCTTTACGTTTTGTATTTAAGCTGTAAAGATCCATTACTCCTTTACGTGCCGGTAATGTTGTAAGCATACCTTTACGCTTCGGCTTACGTTTCTTCTCTAGTGGTGGTACATATTCATATAGTTCTTGTAATGAATACTCTCTTTCCGTCCATAAATCCACTGTAATTTGTTGTCCGGTTTTACCATGAGTGCTATACGGCAAACGAAATACTCGTGATAAGTCTGAACACGAACCATCAGCGCCTAATGGCATAAGCATTTTTACAAAGTGATTTGTTATGTATTGAGTTAAATACGCCATTTGTGGAGCAGCACCACCACTTATGCTATAAACTAACTGCACCCCTCGACCATTCATAATGATATTTGGGCACGGTAATGATCCACTAAATACGAAATCATGTAGTTGTTTTATTACATACTCTTTTGAGAGTCCTATTTTATAAAAGTCCAAGTCTACGCCTATGTTTCTTATTTGCTTCAAATCAGCCGTTTTACGACTTCCGTGTTCAAATGCATTAAGAGATAGATAGACATCTTTTAGGCCGCGTTCTGACGCTTTTAACAAATGCTTCAAATCACGTAACCCATACCAAATTTGTTTATGTTGCTCGTTACTTAAATCAATCGTAACAACATATCCTGATTTCTTTCGTTCTGATAAGTAACATTCATACCAGGAATCAATGAATGTTTCCTCTTGCGGCTTCCGAATTGCCACTGACATACAAAATAGCCTCCTTATACAAATAAAAGGAAGCTACACAAGAAACTTTTATACTTTACCTGTCTGTCTCTTTTTGATATTATAAAGACAGACATTAAGTTTGTTCTGTGTAGCTTTTGCTAACAGACACCAAGACTTAAGATAATCGAACAATTCTTGTGTAACTATTTGGAGGATCCATTCTCAAACTTTGGTCGGGGAGAGAATGGATCCTTTCGTCTTTTATTCCGTTTTTTTTCTACAATTATTGTAACGCAAGATTCATATACTTACAAGGACAGCCGACAAGCCTAGCGCTTGTCTTTTTTTATTTTAATAGCAGGTAAACACTTGTTGTTACAGAATTGATAAGCAATATGTTAAATTGACAAAAACAAAATGATATGTTTTCATTTTGTTATCATTACAACTACATAAAAATAACGTATAAATTACATTACGTTAATATTAACGTTAACATTAAATTAACGTAAAAATAACGGAGGTGCCTAAATGGCTTATAAATTAGCTTTTGTGCAGAATAAAGGCGGTGTTTTAAAGTCTTCAATGACAGTGAACTTAGCTGGTCTTTACGCAAAGCAAGGAAAACGAGTATTAATCGTAGATGCCGATCAGCAGGGTAACTCTCTTCTCTCTTTCGGTAAGAACCCTGACAAGTATCGTACAACTTTACATGATGTTTTAGTTAACTTTGCACCTGCTAGTGAAGCTATTGTAAATGTCTATAAAAATATTGATATTCTTCCTTCTAATGAAATGATGAGTTTCTTAGATTTCGACATCCTACCAAACTTAGATAAATACATAAATCCATTTTTACTTCTAAAGGTAGCATTAATGTCTGTTGAAGATGAATACGATGTAATTTTATTTGATAGCCCACCAAGTTCAGGTTTAATCCAAAGTAATGTTATTTGTTGCACAGACAGAATTATCATTCCTTTCCAACCGGAACAATATAGTGTGCGTTCTTTAATTAAAATTATTGATGTAATTAATCAATTTAAACAGAAACATAACCCGAATTTAGATATCGCAGGAGTAGTTGCTACGCTTGTTCAAAAAAACACGAAACTACATACAGAAGCAATTAAACAAGCGAGACAATTCTGCGAAAAAGAAAAAGTGCATTTCTTCAATGCTAATATTCCAAGAAGTATTTCATTCGCTAACTCAATCGCTTATAACAAACTACCTCTTACTTTAGCAAAAAAAGATACTGAATTCGCATTTTACTACAAGAGTTTATTTAAGGAGCTGAATGAACATGAGCAACCGCAATATAGCTGATTTATTTGGTGATAGTGCCGTTAGGACGACCGAAGAAGCTGAAAAAGAGGAACAACATAAAAATAATGATAATGAAACGTTACCGGAACATAAAGTTAATGTTAACGTTAATAAAACATTAGAAAACGAAGGGGAGACTAATCTTCCAGAAGAACCAAAAGAAACTCCTACTGGAAAGAATGTCCCTGATCTGCCTGCAGGAACAACACCTGGAAATCCTGATCCCGGAACACCTAAAGATCCAACTCCTATTGTGAAGCAAGATGACATATTAGATTTTTTGAAAGTGGAACAGGAAAAGAAAGTAGTTGGATTCCATTTAGATAAAGATGTAAGACAAGCCTTCCAAAAGGTATTAGGTAAGAAACCTCAACGCGGGGCACAATCAGAACTTGCGAATAGAATTTTCCGTGACTTCTTTGAAAAGAGAGGATTACTATAAACTCTACATTTTGTAGGGTTTATTTTTTATTGTTAAAACGTTTTATTTACGTTAATATTAACGTTAACGTATTATTACTTTAATGTTTGTTAAATGTTAAATATATGTTTATACAACAAAAAAAGCCTAATGCAAGGCTTTTCATTCTATATCCTTATACGATTACATAACATAGATATTGCCTGTTACCCCTGTAACTCTTCCCATCTTCGACCGTACAACTGGGTGTGCTGTTTAGTTAGGGAAGAGTTACTTCTTCATCAAACATAAAAACATTCTATTCTGCTTTGTTGGACATAAATCAAGTAATCTCATGATATTCTCCGCGTCATTTATGCAATTTGCATTAACTATATTATTTCTCCACATCCATCGTTTCTTGTCTATACTTCTATATACAGCCCCACTATCACCATTAATCCACAGTCGATTATTGCAACCCATGATTTCTGAACGAATCCAGTATTTTTTGTTAACCATAGCAATCACCTTTGTATTAAGACATAAGGAATACATCGCCTGTCATCCTTGCAACTCTTCCCATCTTCGGCCGTACATTTCCGCATGTCGGATAGTTAGGGAAGAGTTATTATATCGTTCTTTTTCATCTCTCGGTGGCAACATATGGACCATAAAAGCATGCAACGGTTCTTTTGTATTCAAAATAGCAATTGAATAATGTTTAGGCGTTCGCAATGCATCCTCTATCGTAAATGTGGGGTGTAATCGTTCTTTTGCTAATTCGAATGTCCCTTTATGATCGTTTGCGAATAAGAATTGATTCACACCACCAGCAATAAGATTATCCCGCAAGTAATCCGGTAATTTCCCCCAATGATGAAAAGCGAATATTGAACCCAACCTTTCTTTTCTTCCCTCTGTCGCTATACGTCCCATTAATTTAGCAAGCCCCTTCGATTCAACTTGCTCAGGCTCATTAAAAATTAAGAAGCAGCCGTGTCTATCTTTATCTTCTTCACTCATTAGCATTCTAGTCATTAATACTTTTAAAGTAACCCAATGAGCTAATATATTACTAGCTGTACCTAATTTACGTTTAGGCATACGGATAATAATCACTTTTCCTTCCTTCATCCATTTCTCGAAATTCACGTTTTCTTTTGGCTGTTGAGCAAAGATATCATGTAATGTATCATCACCAAAAAACATATTTAATCTACTTAAAATAGCATCACACTTATTACTTAATGCTTCATTATCTCCCCACTGCAACAACTCTTTTGCTAGTCTTTCGTATCCTCCCTCTAGCAATTCACTTATTCTATCGACACGGTAATCCTCATCCTCAATAATTTTCTTAATGTTAGAAAGAGATCCTTTACTGGCTTTCGCTGCTTCCATTAAATATTTTTCGGAACGTGCTAAACCTTCTAGATTCATAAAGTCAATCATTTCTAAAGCAAAGCGCGAGCCACCTTTTCTTCCTAATTTCTCTATAACTTCCGTTAAATCCATCGGGATGATATAGTCCTCATTTGATAAATCTAAATCAATTATTTTATCAGGTGGTAGTAGATCGCGTATTCCATCAGCCATTCCTTTATGGCCGGGCTGACATATCCAATCCGGAATAACAAATGAAATATTATGTTTCATTGCACCTTCATAAACAAAATTTTGGATACTATTATCTTTTCCGCTCCCTTGTTTACCGATGAAAGTGTATCCACAATAGAACTCTTCCTTTTGATCCGCTTGTAAACCAACATTAATTTTCTTGTCTTTATGTTCTGCATAACCAATCAATAGATTTTTAGGATTTTGCAGTACACTTGGAATATCCGTTTCTGTTCTTTTCTTCACACTCAGTGCCTCTTCATATCGTCTTTGCAGTTCTGCTGTAGGCATTTGCATTGCTAACTTAGCCATTTCATCAGTTGATATTAAATTCACGTTACCGTTCATTTTCGTGCGTTTGGAGAGGTGTAATGTATTCAACTCTTGGATAACTTCTTTCTTCCTGCTCTTTATATTAATTTTAACGCTGTACAGCTCGTTATTATCAGCTATTTCACTAAAAGAAAGGGATAAGGTTTCACTCATCGTTTCACGCGTCAGGCGGTCTTGTGAATGCGCTGCGATTCGTATATGGCTTTTGAATGTTTGATTATTTAACTTTTCACGACTAGCAGTACTAATATGACGTGAGTTTATCTCATCTTCTAAACTAAATGGTTTGTCGATTACCTTTTCTTTAGAGTATGACTTATCGCTTTTAAAAAACGTATTGGATAATGCATTAAATAAATCAGATATCAAATAATTGACCTCATTCACGAATCCACCAATCGTCTTTTTAGAGGCGCCTATAATCATTTTAGAGTTCAATGTAGCACGTTGAGGAACTTTCCCTTTAGATAATTTCTCATAAGCCCACGATGCGTTCTTTATCCACTTTTGACGGTTCTCTGCTTCATTACAGATACTTAACCTCGCAAAGTCACCATCAAACTGCAATTCATCTATTGTGTTCAAGACGGCTGCGATAGGAGTCTTTTGCTCGTTTGCGTTAGTATTCAAGCTAAATATATCGTGTTTTAGATACTTTAACTCCTGGACTATCGTATTTTCTTCAGGAACTTGTATTTGCTCAAGAGACGCTTCTTTAATTGTGACGCTCATCTTATTTTCTAATTTTCGTTTTAACTTAATTGCCTGATACTCTGAAGTGGATACATAAAACTCAACTTTCTTCTGGCCGTTCTCTTGTTTAAATATCACATCAAACCAAAATGAGTCCTTTTCTCTGTAAACAAAACGGAGTCCGTCACGTTCCAGACGCGTCCCTGGTGATTCATACATTTCGTACATCTTATAGATTGATTTCCATAACCTTCGAGTATTATTGGAGACATTACTATGAGGAATAATACGGTACACAACCATTTTATTTTGCTCTACTTGAAAGAAATCAGACCACGATATTGTTTCGGTGCGCTTCCACCACTTCTTTTTCTTCTTCGGTATTTCTGCCGGCACACCACCAAGATAAAGCGCAGGATAATAAAACTTCTCCTCCTGATCCGGTAAATTACCTTCTTTCTTCTCATCCACTTTAAACACCTCCAAGGATTGTAAGCGCAAGAATTAAAAGAGCTGTGTACCAACTTACCGTTTTCATTAAGCTTCCTTTCCCTAACATAGATGAAATGATAATAAATGCACCTGCTGCTATTGTGGTATATCCCATAAGATCAGGAAGATTCACAATAAACCAATCCCAAAGCAACGCACCGCATTCTTTAATGAAGTGACCAATCGGTTTTAGAATAAACTCAATTTCTGTATGGACAATGCTGTCGCTAAAGTTGTTTAGTGCATCCATAAATGAGCCTTCTTTTGCTTTTTCACCGATGTAACCACCTGCATTAGCTAAAACCATTTTTCCACCATCTAAGATGAATTTCATGATGTATTCCTCCTTATATTCCTTGTAAGAAGTCTCTAATATCAATCGCATGCCGAGCGAGCACATATCCACAAGATACACCAATAAGAATTTCTAACGCCTTTGTACGATGACCTAAAGCCCAACTAGCACCACTAAAAATAATGACAAGTACTACTCCTGCATCAAATGCATTCATAATAGCCCCGTGGACATTTCCAAAAGTGCTATTAACTGTAGCTGCAAACGCCGCTTTGGGTAGAATCATGATAAGCGAACCGATAGTACCGGTAATAACTCTTTTTAATGCGGTAATATCACTTTTATCCTTATTTTTGTAACTGCCATCCATAAACGAACGAAACGGTATTACCTCTGTTTTAGCCATGGTGTGCACCTCTCACATGTTATTTTTTTAACAGGACATACTAACGGTAAATCCTTAGAAATGGAGGGATTACTGATGCATGTAGCGTTTGCTGTAGCAGTAGGAGCAATTATCGGTACATTAGTTAATATTTTCGTGGGCTAGATGGCATAAATGGCAGTGAACTTGGGGGAGTTTGCTGCTTCTTTGTTTGCGATTTAAGTTGCTGAATACGTTCGGATGCAGTTGGTTGCGCTTTTGGTTTTGAAGGTGCAGCAGGAGTGAATGTTTTTTCTGTTTTAATTTCCGTTTTTTCTGCTTTTGGCTGTTCAGATTGATTTGTATGCTCTTTTTCTACTTCCGCAAGACTCATAGCTTCCCAAATCAATTTCTTCACATATCCGCTAAAATTACGGTGTTTAACATGTTGTAACATTAATCTATCTTTCTCGTTCTTCTCGTTGAAAGCTACTGGTTTGCTGAATTTAGCCATCTATAACACTCCCTTTTGGTAGTAGCGGTAACATCGCTTTGTTAAAAGGTATTTCGTGCTGCTTGAACAATATGTAAAAAACTTTTTCTTCTATGCGAATATTTTTTTACGTACGTGGCCACAATGTTGAAAAATATAAGTTTAGGAGTGGTAGAGGTGTTTTGGAAATTCGGAGGAAAGCAGAGGACGAAACTAGGGAGGTTTCTCGATTCACATGGATATAGTCAAAATGATTTAGAAAAGATAGCTAAATTAAGTAGACCAACAGTATCTAAAGCTTGCAATGACAAAGACTATATACCTAGCCCTACGGTTATGAAGAAAATTCTACAAGCAATCAGAAAAATAAAGTCCAATGCCAAGTCCACAGACTTTTGGGATATGTAAAATGGTAATACCGCTACTACCAAATAAACATAAAAAAATAGCCCTACTTTGTCAGTGGACTTGTTGATTAGCTATAAGCGAGTTTCACGCTACTAGCTATATGCAGCGGATTTTCATTTGATGTATGTCTCATCTAAATATTTTTTATTCTATCTTAAATTAATTAAACACCCCACTTTAACAAACACAAAATAGCAATTTGAAAGTGGGGACTGGGGACGGATCATTCACCTTATAGTAATGCGCAGGTTATTTCGCGTTATTCTTTGATGCATTTAAACCTTTACGAATAAGCTCGTAAACTGCACCGGCGAACGTAGAAATATAATTTTCTTTTTGATACCTTTCGATTTCCGTTACTAAATCTACGGGGAACTTAATCAATTTTGAAATACGTTTCATTTTGCATTTTCCTCCCGGTATATACTTGTTATACAACCCTAAAAAGTATATACTGAGTATATACTCAAAAGGAGGTGAATTCAATGCTAGTTAATAAAGCTTATAAATTCCGTATCTACCCTAACAAAAATCAAGAAATATTGATAGCTAAAACGATTGGTTGTTCTCGGTTTATATTTAACTATTTTTTAGCTGAATGGAATGCAACTTATAAAGATGTTGGAAAAGGACTTTCATATAGTTCTTGTTCAGGTAAACTTACACAGTTAAAGAAAGAACTTCCTTGGTTAAAAGAAGTGGATTCTCATTCTTTACAATCATCATTAAAGCATTTAGCGGATTCTTTCCATCGCTTTTTCAAAAAACAAAATAACGCCCCTAAATTCAAGAATAAAACAAATAAAATTCAGTCCTATACTACAAATATCGAGAAGAAAAACCAATTACCTAATGTTAGTATTGTTGGTAGTCGTATGAAATTACCTAAACTGGGATGGGTAAGATTCACAAAAAGTCGAGAGGTAGAGGGACGAATTCTTAATGCTACAATCAAACGGAATGCTAGCGGGAAGTTTTTTGTATCTATTCTTACAGAATCTGAAAGTTTGGAAATAAAAAAGACAGGCTCATCTGTTGGTGTTGATGTTGGGCTAAAAGACTTTGCTATTCTTTCTACAGGAGAAGTATTTGTTAACCCTAAGTGGTTCCGTATATTGGAAAAGAAATTAACTAATGCGCAACGTATTCTTTCTAGAAGAAAAGAATTAGCATTGAAGAATAACCGACGACTAGACGAGTCAAAGAATTATCAGAAACAAAAACGTAAAGTGGCACATATTCATGAAAAGATAACTAATTCAAGAACAGACTACTTGCAAAAAATTTCAACTCACATCATCAAAAACCACGATGTTGTAGGTGTCGAGGACTTGCAAGTATCCAATATGTTAAAGAACAGCAAATTATCCAAAGCAATTAGTGAAGTATCTTGGTATCAGTTCAGAACAATGCTTGAATACAAAACGAAATGGTACGGAAAAGAAATCGTGACTGTTTCGAAAAATTTCCCTTCCAGTCAATTATGTTCATGCTGTAAATACCAAAATAAAGCCGTTAAGGATCTAAAACTTAGAGAATGGGATTGCCCATCTTGTGGCACTCATCACGATAGAGATATTAACGCAAGTATAAATTTAAAAAATGAAGCAATAAGACTTCTAACCGTAGGGACTACGGGGATAGCCTAATCAATTAGAAATCGTTAGATTTCTTTACTTAGGAAGCACGCGATTTATTAGAACGTGTGCAGTTCAAAAGCGCGCTGTACGCTATTAATTAAATATTTTTACCTTTAAATTAATGAATATAAAGAAAAAAGGCCGCCCATAGGACGGCTCTTATTTTTGTTCATCAAACTGTTCTTTTGTAATAATCATATTGCTATCGAATCCAACGAATAACTTTTTCGTCAAATTCAATCCAACCTTTATCTTTAATGTAAATCCAATTCCCATCACGTAATTCAACTTCCCATTGCCCAACACCTACACGATCACAGATTCCACTATTGTAATTTGCATGGTGATAGCATTCTAAGCCAGCCCATTCATTCCAAATGACACCTTTGCTTCGGCCGTCTTTCTCAATATGCATCGCTGATTCTGGAACCCAGTTATCATTTGCGATTTGGAACCAGAAACGTTTTCCATCCCATGCTGTTTTTAAATATACATGTTTACTACCTAGTGGGATTTTACCTACAACTTGCGCTGATTCATTCGGTTCTCTGTAAACCCATGATTGGCGCTCTAAACATGTTAAAAAGCCTAGATTGCTTGTTTGCCAGTCAGAAGGTAAAAGGGTGTTTGTTCTAGTATCTTTATCTTCTGGTAATAGCGGTTTTATTGGTTTGCCAATAATAACTTCTGCTACAGCCTTTGCTGCTTTGTCAAAGTTAGCGCGATATTTATTCATATCTTCTTCATTATCAATGAAACAAATTTCCGGTAAAAGTCCCGTTTTTGTCTTATTGATCCATCCTAATTCTGTAGAAAATTTGATACCACGATCTCTTAATCCGAACGCATTAGCCATGGCTTTAGAAATCTTTGCTGCTAAATCTCTATTTCCGTATGATGGATGTAACCAAACTTCACACCCTGTACCGCCTGGAGTAGCATTCAAATGAAACTGTAAATCAACAGTACTATCTGTAACACGTAAATGATTATTTGCTGCGTTATTCCATACGTCATACTTAGTTCTTCCTACTTCATCGGAACAATTTACAAATCCCCATCCTGCGGCTTGTACATATTTTGCGACTGCATCAAGAAAACGTCTATCTTCAACATGTTCGATTCCGTATTGACTGTTTGCGCCTGGTACAATTTCGTTATGACCACCTGAACCAGCTAATTTACCCATTATTCAACATCTCCTTTTAATGTAATAAAAAAGAGCATTACCGATGTGGCAATACTCATAACAAACCTTTATTTTGAAGTGTCTGCTTCTGTTTCTGACGGTGTTTTGACACGTAGGTATTAGTTACCATTGTACCAATCGCAATACTCCAACAAACGAAGCTCACGACAGCGCTAATCGTATCATCTGTAATAACGTGGTACCCTAAAGAATCTAGTAATAATTTTAAAGAACCTAGAAAACCAGATAATAGAATAGCAATCTCTGGACTAATATATTTTTTTAACGTTTCGTTCATATTACATGCCACCTTTCATTAGTAATCCTAATAATCCGGCTACAATCGCCCCAATGATGATTCGGAGAATCCATGTAGTATTGGCGCTGATTTTATCTAGAAGCTTATTTATATTTACAATGTCCTTTTCGTTGACAGTGGTACGCGTTTCCAAGTTGCGAATATCACGTTGCATATCCTTCTGGTCTGATTTGATTTGGAGGATCTCTTGCTTTAAATCTTGAATTTCTTGCATTGGTTCAACTCCTTTTCTCAAAATAAAAAAGCCTGCTGCTGCACGCTTTGGGTCTTTAAAACTATTACATTATTTGAGTTGTTCAATTAAAAGATTGTCATTTTCAATAAAAGATACAGTAAAACCCAAAAACTAAGAGAGATTGCACAACCATAACGAATTCCTTTGATAAAATTTCCGTTCGCTGCCATATAAGCCTCCACTTTTTCAATGTAATGTTTATATTAAACATTTATTGTTAATTTCGTGTGAATTAAAGGTGTATATAGTGTTAATTCAACTAGTGCGGATAAAATATGCTTTGAGCTGCAGTTGTTTGTTGTAGAGTTTAGAAATGCATCCTCTCATTTACATCTTCCCAAATACTGCTAATTGGACCAATGTATTATTGCTTACTGTTGTATCAGGTGGCACAACTGCATTAGCAGAATCATAGAAAGCGATCGATACACTATCTTGACTAGCTATTGCTGTAACTTTGTATTTTACAGAAGCACTGTTCCCAGGAGTTACAATAGGAATTGGTTTTTTTGTGTAAGGGATATCGAAAGTTATTTTCACAGCGTTATTTTCGATTGAGATAGTCCCTACATCAGAGAAACTGTACTCATCAAATATCCAAGAACCATTATACTTATTTACTGTATATGTTCTGTTCATTTCGCTTTTTTTATTAAAAGCACTCCTTTTTAAACGGATTCTTAAATTTTTAATTTGATATCTACCAGCTGCATTTGTTATCAAACCAATAAATAACTTGGCGTTGTTATATTGTGTATTTTTGATAATAAATTTATGTTGAATTGTTTCCCATTGCCCTTGTTGTACAAGAGTCATATATGTGCTGTTAGCTTCTGTTCCAGATGTATTAGGAGCGGAAACCTCACTGAAATACAAGCGTGGATACTCACCGTTAACTGAGCGAATATCACACTCGACTTCTATGATATCCCCGACGTAGGTGTTAGGGAAAAAGAAATTGTAACCACCAGAAAGAGTGTTAGATGATTGCGCTGTAAGAACACGCGTTAAAGAGTCAAAAAAGAAAGTGTTATCCACAACCTCTCCAACAGTCGACACTTTATTAAAACTCGTTGAAGAACGATATTTGGTATAATCTTCATCTGTTAAAAGTACATAATCTACATCTTGATAAATAGCCATTTTGACACCTCCCTACAACAAGCTTCCTGTCAAAATAAAGTCAACGCCACGTTTAATATACTCTTGCTGCTCGGAAAGTAAATCAATACTACCCAGCCCAGTCGGACTATAAATAGCCATTTTGACACCATTATCGTGGCAATATTGAATGTTTTCTATAACAGCACTGTACCTATCACAAACTAATATTGTATTTCCAAGAGATTTTACATAGTCTATATTTGCTGTATTCCAAGGGTTTGCAAGAAGTCCAAGCACAATATCTTTATCAATACCTCTTATGAACTCGAGCCACGCTTTGTTATACGTTAAAATAACAGCTTTTTTCGTTAATCCATATTTTTTTAATAAACTATAAACATTTGCACAATCTCTTTTCTGATCTACTATGTTTTTTAACTCAACGAATGGAATTAAATTTCGTTTTACTACCACTTTTAAAACATCTTCAAATGTACATAATTTCGTTCCTTCATATACATTTATATTTGCTCCTGCATCAACATTCATTGACTGTATTTGCGCATATGTTAAACTTGATATTTTCCCAGTTCCGTTTGTCATTTTATCTACCGTATCATCGTGATTTATAATTAATACAGCATCACTCGTTACGCTTATATCAAATTCAATAAATTCAAATCCATATCTTGCAGCAATTTCAAAAGCTGGAAGTGTATTCTCTGGCGCTAGATTCATCACCCCACGATGCGCTACCATCTGTGTTCCTGAAAAGTTGTCTAGAATTGTTCTTTTGTTCTGCTGAAGAATATCAATTTTATTATCGTGCATCAAAAAGTCGCTATCTGCACGTCCTTTTAAGGTATCGTGTGAGTTACCTAAAGCATCTACTCTCGCTTGAGCAGCTTCTACTGATGAATCTCCATTAATTACGATTGTGTCTAATTGTTTTTGGACAGAATTAGACGTATCATTCGCAGTATCCGACTTTATTTTCGCTTCATTTGCTACTTGTTCCGCTGTTTTCGCTTTATTTACAGCATCATTAACGGAACCTTGCATTCCAGCTATCTCTTTAAAATTATTATTGAGGTCGTTGCGCCATTCTGGAGTAAAATTAGGTCCTAGTTCTTTTATTACCATGATTAACCTCCTTTTATTATTAATGGTTTATTTTGTTTCGCTCACTTCTTCTCGTTGTGCTGTTTCAATCCATTGATTGCCATCCCATGCAGGTTGGAGATAAACCTCCGGCACAGGAACATCGGTAGAAAATTCTGGGTACTCGTACCTTTCTGTATATCCGTCTGGTGCTAGGTAGCTATAAATTAATTCAACTTTTTTGTATTCTAGTACACCGTACTCAATTTCTTCTTCTTGATAAATATTATTTTCATCAAGGTACTTGTGCGTATTTTTAACATTAACGATTGTTGGTATTTCTCGTATTTCCTTTGTACTTGTTAGTTTGTTCAACGCTTTATAAGTTTTTGATAGTGTTTTCGATCCTGTATAATATCCAGTTTCTCTATCATAAAAATATATAATTTTCATGTTGTAATCCCCTGCTCTTTTATTTAATTTTTACTTTCTAACGCCGCCAATCTCGATTCTAGTGCCGATATTTTGCCACGCGCCTCATCAGCAAATGTATCTAAAGACCTTTGAAGACCACTATCACGATCAACCGATTCAGCATTTACTCTGTCAAGGACATCACTTAAATTTTTATCTCGAGCAACAGAATCGGCATTCACACGATCCGCTGTCTTCCTTACATCATCAAAAGCGGCATCAACAACCTTTACCCTTGCTTCAAAAATACCCCTAGTCGTAAAATCGTTGAAAGGGACACCGTTCCATTGGTCAGCCCACATTTCAGCCCATGTCCAAGTAGTCGTTCCAAGTGACCCTGTACCGGACTTCTTAGGGGCAAAAATAGCACCTTGATGACCGCCTATATTGTCAATTGTCCAAGTAGACCCTTGGAGTTGCGAATTAATGTAGGATGATGTCGTAAAGTTAATTGGTCCTGCAAAGTCGACCCATCCAAAGTTTTTTTGATAAGCGTGTGTTTCAAAGAATGGAGCATTGATAGCAACATTACCCGATTCGCCATCAACAAAGATGTTATTTCCGACTGAACCACCAGTATTACGAACACCGATAGATAAAGATGCTTTCGGATTTCTAATCCGTTCAATTGTCCAGTATGTGATTTCTCTGCCGTCTGGTCCTATCGCTTGTGAAATGGTGGAAGCTGGTGATCCGGTTAAACTGTAAAATTCTATTGAAGATTCATCTAAGTTGATACCGAATCGATTGTTAATGGCCTTCATAATCCCTGCGCGGATGTTATTCGCACTAAGGAAACCAATAACACCTACGCTCGCAACTAACCCTTCATAAGTAAGCGCTTCTTGGAATGTTTGACCACCATCCCTACTAATCCCAATACCCGCACTGTTAAAGGCGACTATATTATTTGGATTCGTAGGGTCAATCGCTAGAATACCATTCTCGAATTTCAACTCTGTCTGAGCGCTTTTAATTGCTTCTGTTGCAATCTTTACCGCATCGTCGAGTACGTTATGTTTAACCTTCCCGCCATCATCTAGTATTCGGGAAAATCCTTTATCAACGTAATCAAATAGAGTACCAGCAAAATCATCCTTTTTATTGGACAATGTAACTTTTGTTCTGATAGGAATTAAGTTTTCATCATACTCTTCTTCAATTTCGACAATCCTTGCTTCTATATCCACATTCATCGGCTCATAAATAAGAAAGACTCGGTCACCTTCATTTGGAATAATGTAAGGGTACCCAGCCTTTCGTAAGTCGACGAAATCAATTGTAATACTTACTATCGGTGTGTCTTGTAATGCTTCTTTTAAAGCGGCATCTAGTCCGGAAACAGTAGTAAAGCGCTCATCTTCTAATATAGGGGCTTCACTATAGCCGAATATATCTTTGTTCGGACTCGTATATTCTCTAACTAAACCATCCTTACCGTAACCTTTTATATATGTCCTAAGTGGTTTTGTATCAACGTTTCTTTCGAATGTTTTTACATTGAAATTATACCGAAACTGAAAATCTGTATCTTCTCCGATTTTCTTTCTAAATCTAACTTGATTACTGTTAATAGTAATCTCTGCTTTATAACGACCTAATGCCTTATTCAACAAAGACAATCGATTTTCTTTACCGAAGTTTTCAAAGTGTTCCGCGTAAAATGGATCAACAATAACTGGTTGATATCCAGTACCTTCAAATATAAAATTAGTCGCATCTTGAATAGTCATACTCCCTGTGTGAGAAGCGTCTTTCTGTTTCTGATTCATTCTCACAAAGAACTCATGTATGCATTCCACTTGTTTAAAATAAGTCTTTCCAACATTTATTTCTTGAAGGGACTTTACAATGTAAATCTCACCATCAAACTCAATTCGACTTTCTTCTTTTACGAAATCGAATGAAAATTTATTATCTTCACTTGGGTAAAGTGAGAAACTAAGTATTTTATCCCCATTTATCGCTCTGCGCCGCCTTAATCCTTTAAAACCAACTAAAGATTCTGTATTACCTGCTAAATCGGTTACTGATATAAGCTCCAAATTCTCACCTCACATTACAAATAATAGAACCGGAAATCGAATGAAATAGAAAAAGGGCTTGTAGCCCCTGTGATTTCAAAGTCATTCCAACCCGATTCTATAGATATTAACTTTCGATTTGTGTCACGGAAAATCGATAAGCTGTTTTTTGTACTTCTGACTCGATCTAAGCGAATAGTATCATTGGCAGTAGTTGTACCAATGTATGACCATTCATCACCAGTTGTTTTATTTCGTATCTTTAAATTTGTTGAAGCGCCTTTAAATGTAATAAGCAAAGGCATTCTTCTTGGATCGATTAGCACAACACCGGCGTTGTAAATTCGGAACGTAGGAGTTGTGTGCACATACCCTAAATCTTCAGTTGTTAATCCTTGTCCGACTTGCCATATACTTGAGTCTATGTCTAACGGGCTTAAGGTGGTACCAATTGATTCGGCGAACGGACTAGAAGATATGAATTGTATATCAAAAAAACCATATATCCTTTGTTGATCTATTTCATAATCCGAATTGCATTTTACTAGCCATTGCTTGCCTGAATTTCGTTTATCAATGATGTAAAAAGCTTGCCTACTATCAAAAACTTTAAACACCACATCTCGAAATAAAGCGTAGTCCCACATATCGACTGCTTTTATATAGAAAGAGCAATTGATTTGACGAGGACCATAAACAGTCCCCAAATCAATTGCTCCATGACCACCTTCTATTTCTTCATAATTATGTTTGGGAGAAGGTGCTGATGGATTGAAGTCTCTTGTTTCTATACCTATATCATCAAGGTCGAGTACTGTTCCATCTAACAACTTTACAATTGTTCCAAGTGTTTTAATTGTTTCCAATCTATCAGCGTCCTCCTTTCATATATGATTTAATTTGGATATTATTTGTTTGCATATCATCTAGGTATGGTTGACTCGATCTCGCTATTTCATATCCATCTAGCATTACTATATTCTCTATTACCACATTTCTAGATTGATTATTAGTACTGTTCCCCTGTGGATTTGTAGTTTGAACACTACTCAAATTACTTTTCCCAATGTTAGATGGTACTGACGAAATATTTGCGGGTGTTTTATAGCCTGCAGAAACCATTGGAATTGCAGGTCCTGATACAGTTCCCATTGAAACATCACCAAGTGATATCCCTTCAGATAATGAGTCAAATGCATCTTTAACAGATTCGGCCATTTCTTTTGCTGCTCGATACACCGGATTCTCCATGGATCCAATACCTTTAACTAACCCTTGTCCAGTGTAGATGCCTAAGTCTCTCATGACTCTGGATGGAGAATGGATACCCAAAACACCTTTTACAGTTCCGGCAATGCTGCTACCAAGTTCTTTAGCTGCTGATAAAGCTTTGCCAACCATCGAACCAATACCATTTATTAACCCTTGGACAATATTAACTCCAATATCAAAAAGGTCAACATCCCCTAAAGATTCTAAAAGTTGCCCTCCTATTTCTACACCTGAACTAAACACTTCGCCTAGTAAGCTAAGAACACCATCAATTAAAGCGCTAATTAGATCTTTACCTGCAGAAAGTAATTCTGGTAAGTGTTGAATTATCGCTTTAAGAAGTTCAGCCATTAGTCTTATTGCAGCAGTAACCAATTGCGGAAGAACTTGAATAATCCCATCTATTAATTTCGTTAAAATTTGTACACCTGCATCTATAATTTGAGGTAGATTTTGTACTATAACCTCAGTAAACTTGGTAATTATTTTAATAACTGCATCTACAATCTGAGGGAGCATTTTAATAATCCCGTCTACCAGTTTTATTAAAATTTGCATTCCTGATTCAATAATTTGTGGTAAATTTTGAATAACAACCTCAGTGAATTTAGTGATAATCTGCATAACCGCATCTATAATTTGAGGTAATACTTGTACGATACCTTCAATTAACGAATTTAAGACTTGTATTCCTGCATCGATGATTAAAGGTAAATTTTCAACTATTGCGTTAAGTAATGTCGTCATTATTTGAATGGCCGCATCAATTAACTGAGGTAAAATTTGAATAATACCATTCACTAAAGCCATTAAAATCTGAATCCCTGCATCTATCAACATAGGAATCATAGGGATTATTGTTTGAATGAACATTGTTATAATTTGTATTGCCGACTGTATAATCATAGGCAACATTTGTGTAATTCCTTGAACAAGTGCGTTTATAATTTGCACTGCTGCTTCTATAATTACTGGTAAAGCAGTCACGATTGCAGTGACAAGTGTTTGTATCAAGGAAATACCAATTGTTATAATCTGTGGTAGCAGCGTTGTGATACCTGTTATAAACGTTGTAGTGATTTGTAAAACAACAGCTATAATTTGCGGTAGCGCTTGTGTGATCCCTTGCACAATTCCGGTGATTATTTTAATTCCTTGTTCTAAAAAGACAGGTAATTGAGTTGTTACAAAGTTCGTTAATCCTAAAACTAAGTTGTTTAGAATTTCTCCAAACTTACTAACCATTTGAGCGCCACCAACACCAGTCGCTTCTGTCATTCTTGCGAACATAGTGCCAATTCCGATGATTAATCCAGGTATACCACCAATCAAAATAGCTAATATAGATGGAAAAATTGTTTTAAAAAATTCAGTTAATCCAGAAAAATCACCACGGAAAGCTTGTACAATAGCTTCTTTCATTCTTCTAAATGCTTCTTCAATTTTGCCTACAAATTTATTAATTCCTTGTATTACCTCGTCGTTCATTCCGATAGAACTAAGCATTTTTTCGCCATTTATTTGGCTTCCGAATACCAACTGGAATAAGCCTTTGATCGCTGTTACAGTATTATCAATGGCCTTTCTAAACGGCTCTATGTTTTTATATGCATACGTAAATCCTACTACTAATCCAGCAATTGCAGCAGCTACAGCCCAAGCAACTGGAGTTACTGTCATCAATCCTAATATCAACGGTTTAAGTGTTGTCCAAACTAAAAATAGTGCCGCTCTATATCCTTTTAGTAGCCCAATACCGACTGCTAAAGGAGCGAGAATCAATGTTAATGCTGGAACTAACATCATAGTTCCCTGAATGAATTTAGCAAGAACCGGGTGTGCTTCATTAAATTTAATAATCAATTCTGCTATCGCGGTTACGAATTTATAAACAGGTATCATAACCGCTGCGAAGGCTTCTTTCATTGGATTAAAGGCTTCAGATAGCTTTTCTAACATATTTGTATATGCTTCAGCATATTTTGGATTCATTTCCATGTTAGCCTTGTGTAATGCGCCATACAATAAGACAGAAGAAATCGCAGCAGCGAGTGCAACCATTTGCATTCGCATTAATCCCGTATTTATTAATCGTATTTGATCGTTTAATTCTTTCATTGACGCATTCGGACCAACAAATTCTAATGCTAATTGTGCCGCACTACCCCTATTCGCCATTCTTTCGATAGCTTCTCCTACAGCTAACGCCCCATGTGACAAGCTGTATAATGGATTGCCCATTGTTCTTAGATTGTCTCTGAGCCTAGTTGCTGTAGGAGTCATATTATTCATGGTTGCAATAGTTTCTAAAATAGCAGCTTTTGCTTCAACATTATTGTTTATTAATGCATCATTGGCAGCTTTTTGCGCTTTACCAATCTCATTAACTTGTGCAATTAAATCTTGAGCTGAACCAGTATAAGTATCCATGCTCATAGCAGTTCGCAAATATTGAAGTTCTGCTCGCTTTAATTGTTCTATATGTGGTTTCATGGCTTCTCTTTGTTGTCTGTTTATTTCACGTATTTCCCTACTTAATTCACTATTAGCGTCCCCCATATTTTCAATACTTCTTCGATACTCCCGAGATGTACGGTTTGTTGTATTAACAAAATCATTTAATTGCCTTTGCATAGCTGCCATTTCTCTTCGTATCTGGTCTGTCTCAGCCCTAAACTGCACTACTAATTCTTCTTGTGTAGCCAAAATCTCACCTACCTTTCATTCAACCGAAGTTGAGATTTTGTAAGAATTGCATATCTTCCTCAGCTTGTTTTGCGCGATTTTCAATAGATTTTTTCTTTTGCTCATCAGTAACCATTTTCGATCTATCAAATAAATCTTTTGGTTTCATGCTCTTCTTAGGATTACTGTGATAAACCGCACGCATCATGAGAGCAAATATGCTATAGGTTTGCAATTCATCTAGATATTGTTCATTTCTCCCCGTCATCATATTTTGAAACTCACGAGGAGTCAGGTTCATTACCTCATTTGGTAATAAACCTAAATATCTAAATCCATCCTGTTGCACCTTGTCTATTTCTTCTCTAGAGAAGTCTGCGGTTCGTCGTCCGTTCCGTACATCTCGTCCGCCATCTCTTTCAGTTCCGGATTCTTCGCTACCAATTGTTTCTTCATTCGTGCTTTTAATTTCTTCGTTGTCGCTTTGTAGAAAAAATTATCTGCTACCACTTCATTAAGAACTTTATCAATGAAATCTTGTGAAATTTTCTCCGCCTCGAATTGTTTTACAATTTCAGTAACAACTTGTTCTCTAGTAATTCCTTCATCTGTATGCATTAGCCCAAAGTAAATAGCGTCTTCAAACATCTCTAAATCACCTTGTAAACAAGAACCAATAACTTCTTGCGCGCCACCTTTATACTTTTTGTTTAACTCAGCAATCGCTTTATAATTAAGTTTTAATTCATGTTCTTTCCCGTTAATTTCAAAACGCATATATATCAATCTCCTTTAATTGGATGTTATTTTTAAATTTTAAAAGAGTAGGCTAAACTGCCTACTCTTAAGATCCTGATGGTGGTGTAACTGTTTCTCCTGCGCCAGGAGGAATTGTTGTTAATGTTTCCTTACGTACCGAACCAGAAAGTTTTGATTCTACAGAATAAGTTACAAATTCACCTGTAGATGATGACCTTTCAAATGAATTAAGCATGTAAGTTCCTATTTCGGCTTCTAATGTTCGTTTATTAATTTCGTAAATCTCAATATATTCTTTCCCTCGAATAGCAGCCTTCGCAGCTGGATAGAACGGATCACCTTCTGAAAGAGTACATGAAAATGAACGAGTTTCAGATATTTTTCCATAATCAGTAATTGTTCTATCCTTTGATTCAGCTTCGATTTCGTCCGCTTCAATACTATGCGAGTCCTCTGTTTGGTCAAAAGGACGCACTAAGGATTCTTTCGTTGGGTCTGTAGGATCTTTGATTTTCGCAGCAATTATAAATTCATCGCCGCGATACATTTTATTTTTTACTTCAGCCATCTATATTCACGCTCCTTAATTTGCGTAAGCTTGTTGGTATTCAAAAATCATTGTTAATTGAGATGAACCGACTCCACTTGGAGCAGTTGTTACTCGTTTAAAATAAACTGTATCAACCGATTCGCTTCCATCCTCATTACGTAGGTATAGAGTTCGACTGCGTCTTATTTTGTCTGCGATTCCTTCTGCAATTTGCATAGCTTCTGATGAAGTTGCATAAAAAAACCTTACTGTCATCGTGTACAGTAAGGAAAAGCTATCTTTTGAAGTTCCTGAATCATTCGTTGATAAGTGCGGGAAGTAAACTGAAGGTACTCTTATCTCTTCTGGAACCTGGTCGTGATAAGCAAATGTTCCTTTTGGTAAGTTATCAAAAACAAAAGCCTTCATAGAGCCGTGTATTTGTGCGTACATAGCCTAACCTCCATTCACCCACTGACGGAATTTCCGGTCAAATGCAGTTTGGAACATGCGCTCATAAATAGCAATTGCATTATCCCAATACGGACGGCCCTCTATGAATTTAGCAGTAAGCATCATTCCAGTAGGCGCATGCGGATCATACTCGAAATTATGACCCTCCCATCTTCCTGGGACGAATCTCCTTACCTGCTGCCACCCATCATTTTGAAGTCAATATGTTATCGTACGGCTTTTTATCCATACTTCTTACTGTCACCAGTAAGTTCGGCGTACATTTTCAACCAATAAAAAAGACAACCTATATTGGTTGTCGGGGACTCTTGGAGAGATTATATTTATTCACCCTCTACGCTCTACGGTGACGAATAGCCTTTCGCAATCTACTCGTTTACCTCGGTATCGTCTATTGTAACGTGTTTCCAAGTTTTTTCGATTTTTATATGATGAATGCAGTGTTTGCTTACTCCATACATTTTAGCGATTTTAGTTTGTGATAATCCTTTTCGTAAAAGTGTTTTTATTTGTTTAACTTGCTCTTCTTTTAATTTAGAGTTTCCATTCAAAGAACCAGCTGTATGTTCTTTTAATTCTTGAAATAACTCTTTTCCTCTGTACCCTCTTCTGTATCTGGCTTCTAAAGCTTTGTAATTCACAGCCATATTATTTGCTGCTTGTTTTAATGTCATCTCTACTCCTTCGTACTCAACGATTATGTTATCCCTTTTATTGTTGGATTGTTCTTCCATTGTAACCCACCTGCAATTATTGGGTTCGTAGATACCATTGTTATCGATACGGTCTAATGTTAGGTCTTCTTCAAATCCATTTTCCAAAGACCAGTTATAAAATCCCTCGAAATCGTCTTTCCAAGTGTCGCACATTACTATTCCTCTACCGCCATAATGATGATAATTAGGATGTTTTGGATTAAAACAACGCTGTTTGATAGAATTCCATCTTTTATACATTCTGTCTTTGGACATTCCATGTGTTTTTTTGTTTAAATTTTCAACACTTTTTTTAATCCTTAAACACCCACAAGATTTATAAGTTTTAGAATGATCTTTCCTAAATTCTTTAACGTTACCACAGAAACTACATCTCGCTAAAACCATCCTTCTTCGTTGACCATCGGTTAATACTTTTATACCTAGGTCTTCAATAAATTCAAGCACATAATCCCCCCCTCAAGGAAATTATAGCCCTTATCGAAAGTAATCACAATAGATATCTACCGATTTTCCCCGATTTTTAACTATACATTACTGCATAGTGCGGCACTCACCGCATATTCTACGTTTGTTCCTACTTCTAATACTAGACCGCCATCTGAACTACGCCATATATTGTTCGAATCTGATTTAGTGAACGAATTTAACAGTCGCCTAGTATCAACAACTGCTAATGAAATGATTTGATTTTGAACCTCTTCTAGAAATTGAAATCCGCTAGCTTCAAGCCACAAAGCAACATTCTGATCTAATCCATTTGCCATACGATTCAGCTTGGCGCTAAATTCACGGAATCCTCTAGTCGTTATTTGGTTAGCCATGGCTCACTCTTCCTCTCTGCTATGGCTTTTATATGTGAAACCTCACCAGTACGCGGATTCTTTACTGGAAAGGGATTGCGTATATAGTAAGTTACATTCGTATCTTTTTTGATTGCTTTGTCATTATGCTTAACATCAGCATCCGGCATAAACAAAACTCTAATTTCTTGGTTGTTTACTTGGTTTGGTACTGATTGTATAGAAGCAGTTGTACTTTCTACAAAGTAGCAGCTTTGTTCTGCTATATCAGGAGTCTCCTTGTATGAGTACACTTCTTCTCCTGGTTGCCCATACTTACCTGGCTTTGTTTCCTTCTGCAAATGGTAAATATCACACTCGTGAACCATCATCCCTTGCAACGACATTAGATGGCCCTCATTTTGAATGTGACTTTTTTTTTACCTGCGTTAGGTATAAATCCCTTTAATAAATTAAGCACATCAGGTTTAGCGATACTTGAGCTATCCTTTGTATAAGAATAATCTCCACCACCAACACTTTCAGACTTAATCCCCTTCATTGCAGTAGTATCAGCATTTATATACGCATAATACTGCGCCAACTTCTTACAAGCTAGCTTTACCACTTCAGGAATCACTGGAAATTCCGTTTTATCAGCGAAATTAGCTATGTTTGGGATATTATTAATCTCTGTTTCTGCCTCAAGTATGTCCTGCTCCAATAGAGGTACAGGACGTTTCTTCACTTCTGGCAGTACAGTATAATCAATTAATTCTTGAGCAGTAATAAGTGCCATACTTATCACTTCCTTATTTAGTCGTTGTAATTGTAGAGTTAACTGTCGAGTTAGGAGCAGCTGCATCTACCGCAGTAGCAACACGATGTTTACCATCGTTAATGTGCTGGTTGTATTTTGTTTTTAAATCATCCACTTGTTTTTTTACAGAATTCAGATCATCTACAATAGAATTGAGTAGGACCACTAAATCAGTATTTAAATGTGCGCCACCTTTTCCGATATCCTTAGGGATTTTAGGCATTTACATCACCTTTTTCTGAGCTTTTTGTTTTAGATGATTCCTTTACTTCTTCTAGATCTTCATAAACTTCTAATAACTCATCCCGTTCTTTCGCTGTCACCTTTTGTGGTTCTCCTGCATGAAAAAAGCGCCCTTCACCAATATGAAGAACGCCTGTTTCAGATTTATATTGTATATATAGCATTATACGAACCTCCTAATCTTATAACTTAGAACCAACCATATATGCAATTCCTTCTGTTTCACGAATAACCGCATCTAAATAAGCAAATAAAATATGATAAGTTGCATCTTTTGCAGCTGCAGTAGCACCTTGTGCAGTACGGTTATAACGAACATCACGAGTAAATACAGGTTTTAGATTATCTACTGGTGTTAGCATTGCGAAACCACCTTGCATTTCCTCGACTACATCAACAGGATAACCAGCCACTTTAGTGACTTTACCTTCAACAAGCACCGCATCACCATAACCAGTTTGGCGACTAACGATCATTGAAACCAATTTGTCATGTGTTTTTTGAGTAATAAGCCATTCAATATCAGTTCTTGATTTGAATTTTTCTGGCAAGATTTGAATATGGTTCACAAAGTCCATTAATGTCGGCTCAGCATCAGCTAAATCTGTTTTATAAGGAGATTGTTTAGCTTTCTTAACAAACCCATCAATAATATTTAAAAACGGATCAGCCGAAGCTGTATCACCATTAAAGATTAGATCTTGTAAGTCTGTCGCGAATTGTTCTTGAATCATTTGAATGATTACATCTTCGACATTTTGGCCACGTGCTGCTAACGCATACCATACATCATCATTTTGAATCCATTCATCCCATTTAACCTTCTTAACTGCATATGGAATTTGACGATCATCAATTGCACCTGTTCCTGTTGGAGTATCATTTTTTGAAGCTAATCGTAGTTTACGACGACCAACAGTTAATACATCAATATTTCCAGCAGGTGCGTTTTTGTAATACGGTTTTAATTTTGGTAAAACGGTAGCCTTATTAATTGTGTCACGTAAAAATGCCTCTGCAGCCGCCTGCGGTAATGGTACATTTACATCTTTTAATACTAATTCTGTAGAACCACCTGAAATAATTTGTCCGTTATTCATATATACGTTGCCTCCTTAGTTACCAAAGTATCCAGCGTAACCGCCAGCAGATTTTTGTACGTTTGTATGACCATCTGTATCTTGTTGGTTGCTGATACCTTGAGACTTTTTAAGATCTTCTAACTCCTTTAGAATTGGAGCAGTAGCAGCTTCAACCGCTTTAGCAACTGCAAGTTCCTCAGGTGTTTTTTCTGGTTCAATATTTAAGTGTTTCTTAACTGTTTCTAGCTCCTTTTTAATCGGTGCTACAACAGCCTCTAGAGCTTTTTCTAATTGTTCTTGATTCATACCATCTTCCTCGCTTCCTGCGCCTACCGGTGACGGTGTGACGCGTGTTTTTAGATTTGTTAAAGATTCAATAGCAGCATCAATATCAGCCATATTTGTATTACTAATTTTCTTGCCTGCTTTTTCTACTTCTTCAGCAAGAGAGATAACAGGTTTGTTTTCCCATGCCTTTACAACTGCTTCTGTACCCTTCAGCTCATTGATAATCTCAATAAATTCGAGTGCAGCTGATTCAATACGATCTAAGTCGATAGCATCAGCAGTAGGGGCATTCCAAAGAGACTGATAGAAAGTATCTTCTAATGCAGAGAAAGAGGCGTTAACATCACGGCGATGTTTGTTCTGGTTAAATTTATCTCTAACCTCGCCTTTCGTAACTTTTTCTCCACTAAAATAGCCCTTCATCAATTGGAAGAAGGACTTCATTTGTTTCTCTTCAGTTTTCGTTACTTCTTCCTCAATCACTTCTGTTTCAGCAACTCCTGCAAGAGAATAACCTTGGAACTCACCTTTCTTAACAGCTTCCCATGTTTCCTCATCTGCTTTCGTAGTAAGAATCCATGTACCTTTCTTTACAGGTTCGCCATTAAGCTCCATATCAGCAGGGGCAATATATGATTCAACAACTTCTCCAACTCCTGCTACAAAGTCGTGATTCTTATCGATTTGGCGGTACTTAAGCATAAACTCGTGTGCTGCTTTCTCGATAGTCTCAGAGTCTGTAAAATCGCCATGGGCATCTATTACATCTGGCTCATATACAATTCCGTATACAAGACGCTTCTCTTCGTCATCGGACTTAATGACCTTCACAGGCTTTTCGAAGTTTGGTTGTTCTTCTGATTTCGTTAAAAAGAACTTGCGTTGGTTCGCTCCGTTTTCTACAAAAGAGACATGTGAAACCTGCAAGTTCTTCAGCTTACGTTTTTTCATTTGTTCACCTCCTTTCAGTACTATTCCTCTTTAGGTTTTAATGCCAATAGACTCAAATCATATTCAGTATACTTATCGATAGCGGAATCAATTTTAACCGCAGTCCAATTCTGAACTCTTTCTCCATTTATATAAAGAACATCGTTGTTACCATCACGAGAAACGAATACAAGTGCAGGAGGTTCATCAAATTCAAGAATAAATTTCTTTTTAGATTCTTCATCCATTACTTATTCAACTCCTTCAAAGTTTCTTCCCTAATCTTCTGCTTCTCTTCTTCAGAAAGACCTAATATATTATTATCTACTGAAGGCGACATGACGCATTTGCAACGCACTCTCTCTTTAGCAGATAAAGAGCTGTCACGAGGAAACATACATTTCTCTCCAGATCCAGGTAATTCAAATTCTTCCTCTACTGGAACCGTTGTACCGTCATACGCCACATGATTGTCACGAGGCTGGTTATTCTTCGAACCGCTATGACGCCACTTCTTACCAGTTACCGCAGGGGATTGGCGATATGACTCAAATTGAGAAGCAGAACATGCAGCGAGGACTTCCGTCTGTGCTGTTGTCTTCGCTCTTTTACGGTCAAATTCAGGAAGCTTCGCAAGTTCTCTCGCAATTTCCTTTATACCTTTCCCTTTCTCTAATCCCTCGTTTAAGATACGTTCTACTGCTTTGTGAGAGTTGATTTTCATAATCTTACCTAATTCATCAGACCAACTATCAATCCACTTTGTAGTACGTTTTGAGAAGATATTAAACTGGATATCTGGGTCAATTGCATTCATAAAAGCAGTAGTCATATCCTTCATCGTATAATCAAGAAACTTCCTAGCTGCTTTACTCAAGCTTTTAGCAAAGGTATCTGCTCCAAATAGGCTACCAGTAACAAAGTTAATAATATCCTTTATCTTGATACCCTTTTCTACAGCATCCTTTTTCGTATAGTTCTTAATTCCATTGATAAAATACTTCTTCTGCTTCCGAAGTAGTTTAGCGATTTCTTTTTCGAATTCCTCAACGTATCCTGGTAACATGTCCAATACTTCTAAATCAGCAGGTAATGAAGCAGTGAAATCGTCAGTATCAGCCTTTTCAATCCACTCATTCAATGAATCCAGTAACTTATCAATCTTCTGCATTTTGCATCGACTCCAATAAATCACGTAGGTCTTTCATCACATTGACTAAATCCTCATTTGAATTGCTGTCAGCTGACTTCTGCAACGTTTCTCCTAAACCTTTTTGCCAACCGCCTACCTTACGATGTCTTTCAAGTACTAAAGCGACTGGTTCATTTGCTTCTGGTATATCATAATCTGAGAACTCTTTATTTAGCATATTACCAGCGATATTACGTACATCTTGGAATGTTAATCCACCCTTATCAGCAAGTACCTCAATGGTTTTAACCATATCTTCCGTATTACTAATTTCTGACTTACGTAGGTTCACATATACGTGTTTTAATCCGTATGGGAGAAGCAGTACATTATTAATGATATATTCCAAAGCACTTCGCTCCGGTTCAAATACCTGTTCCTCTGTAATCTCTCGTACAGACTCGGCAGTCGCTCTGTTAAAGTCGCGAATATACCCTACATATACGTCAGGTAAACGGAATGCCGATTGTACCTTTTGACGTGACTTCTCATCGTACTCAAGGAATAGAGCGTCTTTTTGCAGGATATCTGCTAATGATTTCAACTCGATATCGATGTTTGGCCGCGCTTCTCCAACTATACCTTCCTCATCACTTTCCGCTTGCAGTACTAAATATTTATGTTGATTATCTTCACCTTCAACATTTGAAACATAATCGGTAAGTGCTGCTTCACTTTCTTCTGATAAAATGCCATTCTTCAATAGAATAGCCATTGGAATATGACGCCCTTGTTTGAAGTAGCGAAGATTTAATTCTTCGGCCTTCCTCGCACCAACCATGTGAACGACATGCGATACCCAACGTGGAATGCCATATGGCCCATTACCAATCTTCAAATGGAGAACTTCAGTAGCGTTTTTCTCACCTAACGAAACTTCGGAAAACTCACCAGTCTCTTTATTTAAGAAACGCGGATCACCAAACTCTTTAAAGTAAGTATCTACTGCTCCGACTCGTTGTACATAGCGACGGAATACCTTCTTACGTTTTATTTCTTTTCCATTTACTAAGTACGTTACGTCTTGAGGTTTATTATCCTTACGTGTCACTCGCATGTACTGCGGTAACATATTTATTAATTCAGCGGGTTTTCCCTCTAAATTACGAATAACTTCTATATAACCATTACCAGTCGTCTCTTTATCATCAATAGCAGTTTCAAGAATCTCTTTGAATGGCTTGTCGAAACTAAATAAAGGTATGATTTCTGCATCAACTAGCGTCCACTCCGCCTTCATCTCAGGAGTTTCCTTGTCGTCCTCTTGTTTATATTTCATTTCATGACCAAATCCAGCTATATTACGCTTGTAAGCATCAATACATTGACCAAGAATTGTACTATTCTCCCTAATCTGCTGTAGGTCTTCTATTCCATAAGGTGGTTCGATAATATCATTAATGGCATACTTCTCGTTCTCACTCTCCTGCTGACGTGATAGTACCTGAGTGCTTGTCCCTGCTGCCTTAATTACTTTCGCACTAACTTTCCTTTTATTTGTCATTAAGCTGCTTCACCTCTTTTCTTTTTCTTCTTTTTACGTAATCCATAAATAACGGTATTAACAAAGTATCTCGTTTCGTCCATATGGTGATCATTCTCTTTCAGCGGCTTATCTTCACCACGTTCTACAGATTTCTCATCCCATATATAAGAAGCGAACTCTTTAAATGTTTCATTACAACAGTCGTTAAAATAAATAATGCCCGTGTTTAGCGCAACACCGACATTACCTATGCCCTCTTTAACATTATTTCGGGCCTTATATACTTTTCGTTTGTTTCTAACTAATAAAGCTATAAATGAAGCAGCGGACGGGTCAACTACAGTACCACGGATCGGCAAATCTCCTACGAATTTTTCAAAGTCCTCGTAGTATTCCTGATCTGTTTTCTGCTTTTCTGTTTCTCTACCGCTATAACGGTACTCTTTCACCTTGTACCATACTTCTTTACCTTTTTCGATGCGTTTACCCCACAAACCATATACCATAGCGTTCTGTGTACCATAGTCACAAGAGACAAAGTATTCAACGTACTCCCTTGGGATCGTAGGGACTTTGTGTTTATCCTCATCGAACATATCGAATATAAGACCGGAAGCAGCTGCCCACAGCCCTAAAATATATCGTTTGAAGAAAACGCCGCTATACATCTTGTAATAACGCTGCTTTACCTTTTCAGACAAAGATAAGTTATCATCCATCGTAAAGCGAATGTGTAGTAAGTTCTTTTCTTTCGCCTTATCTAGCCATTCGGTTTTAAACCAATGATACGGCCCACCAGGGTTACAGTTAAACCAAACTTTTGAACCTTCTACAGAACAACGACCAGTCGCTTGGTTAACGAATGAACGAACCATAAGCACTACTTCATCAAAGAAGCATCCCGCTAAAGTGATACCTTGGATAAGATCCTGCGACGCTTCATCTTTACCACCAAAGATATAAAAGAAGTTCGTTACGCCATCTTTAGTAATGGTAAGCATATTCTCACTTCGATGGTCCTTAACCTTATAACCACGGGACTTTAACATCTTTTTAAGTGGCGTTATAACGTTACGACGGTGCGAACTAATGGTTTTACCACACATACCGAAGTTCTCACCTTCGAATGATTCCATTGCCCACATAACGTAGGATAGAGCCATTGATACTGTCTTCCCGGCACGAATGGAACCATCACAAATAATCCCGTCATAATTTTTAACGGGACTGTTAGGCTTCCACCAGGTTAATACTTTCAGCTGCTTCTTGGAGAATGGTTTAAATTTGAATGGAGCAGGTTTCTTTTTACGCTTCGGAATCGTCGTCATGGTCATCCCACACTTCCTCTACCTTACCTTCTAGCGCCTCTTTGAAACCATCGTCTTCATACTCATCACCATCTTCACCCTTAATGCGAGCAGTATCAGCTTTAATTTTATCAACTTGAGCTTTCTGTACTTCCATCTGCATTTTGTGGCGTTCCTCTTCAATTTGGCGTTTAAAGTTGTCAGGAACTAAATCGAAGTACTGTGCTAACTTATCCAATGCCTTCATCTTGTCAGCGAGCTTAACTGATACACCGTCTTTTCCTTGCTTAACTTCGGTAATAATAGAGCCATCTACCAAATCTGCCTCTTGTAAATCAACGAAGTTCATCATTCTAGTGAATTGATTTCCTTCATCATCTTGAAACTCAACTTCTCTTTGTCCGAAAGTCACATAGTTAGTAATATCAGCAAAAGCAATCTTAATGTACTCTTTCAGTACATCCAATGCTTCTACAAATACATTTTCAACTAACTCACCTTTCAGCTCTTTTATATAGGAAGAAACTCGTTCGCGTCTTAGCAATCGACTAGCCTGTACATGAGCACCATCTTTGGAGTAACCACTTTTAAGTGCTGCCTGAGTCCCGTTAAAATATTTTACATAATACAAGCAGAAAAGACGCTCTTTCTCACTAAGTTCCTCATCTTCCAAAATCGCCTTCAATTTCTTCTTAGTTTTAGGATTTTCCACTTTGGTAATTACCTTTTTACCAACGGTAATATTACCGGTAATATTTTCGTCCCATTTATCTTTCGATTTCCACTTCCTTATCAGAGAAACGCTTTTCCCTAATTCATCTGCGATCTCCTCAATAGGCTTTTCTCCTTTTGAATCTTTGTACATCTCAAAAGCCTTATCTCTTTCCGCGCTTCGTCTGCTCACGTCACATCACCCACCACCTTCTATACTAATAGGAAGTAATTTGTCTAACTCCTCCTTATGCTAATCGCTCTATAAAATAAGAAGGCAAACACTTTTATTTAGCGTCAACCTTCTCTTCTTTCTTATCCTTATTAAAGAACTTCATTACTTTGAATGTTAATAACACTGGCCAGAAAGGACAAATGATAGCTACAAATAACAATGTCAAAAGAAACTGTATCGCAACCGTCGCTCTTTCTTCTTCCGTTTTTCCGTCACTCTCTTTAACTAGCTTTCGTAATGGTCCATATGCTCCAGTTGATACAAACACCATACCAATAGCTATATACAATAAGAAATAAAGCATTTTATCACTCCTTTATACAAAATAAAAAAGCAGCGGATTCGCTACTTTAATTCTTTCTTATTCGCTTCATATTCCTTTATATAACGGTACAAAGTTGCTCTTGATACATTGAATATCTCACAAATTTCTACTTTTGTTTTATTGCCCATTTCAATAAGTTCCATCATACTTTCTATTTGTTGTTTAGTATGCGCTTTTTTTCTACCACCTTCACGACCCCTTGCTTTAGCCGCTTCCACACCACTAATAACACGTTCAGTGATTATTTCTCGTTCCATTTCGGCCATAGCTCCGAATATGTGAAAAAGAAATTTTCCCATTGTTGTAGAAGTGTCGATACCATCCTTTATTGAGACGAAATTAATTCCCTTCTCGTTGAATTCTTGTAGCAAATTAACAAGTTGATGCATTGTTCTTCCTAAGCGATCTAACTTGTAAACAACTAATGTATCACCTTTACGGAGTTTTCCAAGAAGCAGCTGTAATTCCTTCCTATCCTTCTTGGCTCCGCTTTCCTTCTCGCTAACTATATCGTCACATCCATAACGGTTAAGTTCATCTAATTGCATATCCAAACTCTGATGTTTCGTTGAAACTCTTGCATAACCAAATATCATGAATCATCACACCTTCCCCTTGATGATTCTATTGTATCAATTTCCTGTATCACATTCAATTGATTTCGATACATGATTTTGAGATAAATAATATGCTGTTTTACGGCAAATAAAAAGTGTCTCAAAATGAAATGTTTTTGAGACATTGTTCTTATTGAGAATGATGTTTTAATCCTGCTAAAGTAGCTTCGATAAACATTTTCTCTTCTGGACCAACTTGAGCTATCAACTTATCGACTATATGTCTATCCGCGTTAGCTAACAGAAATACAGATATATTTGCAATACCACTAACATAAGCCGTAGCATCTTTGCTTTCGCCATTCATTTGCATTGAAAACGTAACGTTTGAGTTCAAGATTCTTCCCCCTCTATTTTCAATCGTTGTGTTCGTTTGTTTTGTTACTTGTTATCAAATACAACCGAGACTACATACTTAGCATTTAACATTGCCACAATGTTTCCGTCGTCATCTTTGATGTCTAAAATAATATCTGTCGTAAATAACTTATTGCCGTTTTGCTTGTACAAAGCTACCAGTGCTGGTCCATTCATAATATGAACGTCACCATTAACAGTCTTTAATACAGCTCTTTTCATCCTCTCACCCCTCCTCAATCTCATCCATCGAACTTACGATTTCATTTGTGTCTATCTCCAATGCTTCCATTACAGTACACAAAGGAATATCAGCAACATCATCTACTCGTTCAGAAGCAATCTGATAAATGTCTTTTACCCCCATATAAGCCACCCTGTTCCTAATCCCATTAAGAAGGAAATAATCAGGAAACAAGCAACCCTAAAAATCGAATCAATAATAGCTTCACTAAGTCCCATCCCCTCACCCCTTAGATTCTTTAATCGCCTTCAACTGTTCCATTTCGTTTTTAACCGACTCATCAATATCCAAAGCTCCAACGCATTTGTTATCATCAAAAATATATAACCCCGAACGAGTCATCATTACTCCCTGTTTATCCGATGTCATCCCTTTGTGATGCCCATCCTCATATCCACGCTCATACCCTACGTTTTTACCTGTATCAAATCCTTTATCGTAGGCTTCAGTTAGTAACACGTTCAGTTGTTTTTCAGTTAATAAGTTCAGTCCAAGTAACTTCATCTCTTTCCCTCCTTATCTTTCCTTAACAACAAACAAGACGCCCACCAAATCACGGCAGCGCCTACGATAATTGCTATTGGTTTAATCATTAAACCCTAACGCCATTTATTCTTAAGGCTCTTTTCGCAATTTCGACAGCATCAAGATTAATTAAATTCGTAGCGTCAATTTGTAATTTAGCAGAATTAAACCTTTCTAGCTTCTTTTCTAAACGTTCAAAAGCTTCTACACACTCATTTGCTGCAGCAGTTAATTCCTTAATACTTTTATTCGCTTCTTTTGTATCAACATCTACCTTTAATGACAATCCATTCTTCTGTTCACTCATCATTATCCTCCTAACCAAATGTCCATTTTGTTCAAATCTCGTCTTCTTCTATATCAGCAGCAAGCGATTCTGCATAATGCTTATCTTCTTCATATGTTTCGATATAACTTCTTTTCATAATTTCTAAGTAGTTATCGTTCATGTGGCCACCTCCCTTTTTAGGTGTCCAATTTGTCTAATTGTATAATTTCTATATAACAAAGAAAAAAGCACCCGTTATGGATGCATTTTCTTAAATATCTTCTTCAATTGCTCCAGCAGAAATACAAACTGAATTGTATTTGCCGTCTGCAGGTATTAATATTTTATCTACTTTAGCCATCCCAGGAATCACTTTATCTGACTTTTTAGCAGCAATGATATACTGAACTAATACATCCGCATCTTTATTAGGGATTTCTTGTAGATGTTTTATTAACTCACTTACTTTCATATAATCCCCTCCTCTCCCACTCTATCTATTCGACAGAAAAGAAGAATATCCTACAAAACAAAAAGCCCCATTACTCCTACTAATAACCCAAGTGGAACTTGAGCCTTCGAAGTAATCAGGCTTTTTTTAAGGGGATGGGAGAAATCATTCACGAAAGGGGAATTTCGTAATCATTTCAAGGTCAAGATTACTCTCAACCTTCTCCAAGCCACCGCATCAACTAGTATGGCTACACGCCCTGTGTTCGGTGACCTAGAGAAGACTAAGAATCATCTTCCCAGTTTATAGCCCGTCTCTAGGCTCCGTTTTATCCTCCGCAGAGTCGAAAAGGCGAAGTGACCGGTATTCACTCCTTTTCATTTTTAAGGTAGTTCCGCACTCAGTTGTGCCGGGGAGCAAGTCCCAAAGTATTATGAGGCCCACAACCTCTTTCAACCGACGACGTTCAGTAGTCGCTCCATGCGTAAGAGCTGTCATCGGTTCAAAGAGAGGTAGGCACTCTCTTATAAAATTTTTTATTTATATCAAGACGTATGTGCTTCTTCCGACGCCTTGTTTGAACCAATACACTAGAGGGACGGAAGGGGAATGTTTCCGCTGTATTGGCTCAAACAAAGAGTGGAACTCTTTGCCCTCGTTTTGGTCATTAATAAGAATCGTGAGTAATTACTAATGTACGAGATACGTATACTTTTTAGATTTTTAGAACGGTATTCATTCAATCATGAAAACCATCCCCATTCTTAGAAATCAACATAACAGGAGTACTGAATTTTATATCAATATTCAATACAGAAGGTGGATTCTGTATTGATTGATTGATACAAATTAGAAACAGTATGACGAATGCGAGTCATCTCACACCCGCCACACTGGAATATGTCATTGTTAGTTTCAAATCTTTTAGCAATCCTTTTCTTCTTTAAAGGGAATCTTCTCACCCTTAACCACGGATTTTTACCGCCGACAGCCTGCACCTATACATTTTGTTGCAGTAACGTTTTGTTAATGAGGTTATTCCATAACGGATTGTAATTATGAAATAAGTACGCTATCCCCTTAGTTATGCGGTTTTCAAAGAGCTTGTACATTAAGAATACCGTTGATTTCATTATCAAAATTCCCCCTTTTTATCCCCTAATTTGTCGGGATTTTCTCGGTGTTTTTTAGATTTCAGTTTAAAAACTCCTTATAACATTCATAACTACAGAAGTCCGGATTACTTTCTGGATATCCTAAAATTCCTTTAAAGGTTTTGCCACATTTTTTACAATCTGCATATGGTTCTTCAAAAGCTACTTCATAACGGATATATCCGTCACTCATTTTCTCGTCAATTCTTACGATATAATAAGTTCCATCATCACAACGGACATGAAAACCACCAACTACTGGATGCCCAACCTTTCTTATATATTTTTCGAAAATGTATGGAGAAACTGTAATTTCTTTTCTCCATTTAGGGTTAAATAATCTTCTCTTTTCATTTAACTTTTCTTGAAGCTCTTTATTTTTCAATGACAATTGTTTTACTGTATTCTCAAGGTACTCAATTCTTTCTCGACTCTTTCTTCCAAACATTAACCTCACCTGCTTTTGTGTATAATTTATACTTGCTATTTAAATCATCCCTAAAGCTGTTGCAATTAATCGGATAGCATTCTTTTTCTTCTCATAAAACGCATCTTTCTTAATAAGTAACTCATTGTAAATAAAGTCATCTCTTAACTTCTTATTGCTCAAATACTTCATTTCGATGATCTTTACTTCATCCTCATCCAAACTATGCATCAGCGCTTTCTCGACCTGTCTTAATTTAATCTGATTAGCACGCTTTGTATCACGAATTTCAGGGAATAGGCTGATTCCTTCTTGTCTTTGTTCTGCTTCATTCTCAAAACACACCTTTAATGCTCTGTACTCCTTTAAGATGCTTACCACTTCCTTCTGCACCTTCTTTTCTGTTTCCTTATCGATAGCTGGTAATAATGTTAACTGTCTCTCCATGAAGGAATCCCCCTATTTCTGAATTTGTCTTTTTAACATCACGTAAGGTACGTGAAATTTTACTCTCTCTTTGTTGAATAAGGGAAACATGCATAGCGAGTAGCCCCCACCATCCACTCTGCATGGTTCCGTTATCCATTAACCTTCTAATATCTTTAGTAGCGATAGTGTCACTTCTACATTTGCATACACTACAATTCCGCCTAGTTTTTCATCGTTCGGGCAAGGCCCATCCCACTTAATTTCCACTCCAGCTTTTCCGAATTGGTTTATCTTTCCATAATAAATTTCATTATCAATTTCAAACGAGATATTCTTCCCTAACCACTTTCCTTGTTCTTTTTTGCTTACAAAATTAAACCCCTTCATATTCCCACTCCCTCCATTAAGCCTTTAATAAATTTCGTTTCTTGTTGGTCATCTTTTCTTTTGCTGCTTCAATGTTATTTGCAACTTTCTTATGGTCCTGATCAAATTGAATCATTCCATCAAACATAACTGGAGTTACTGTTTCATCAATGTATTGTAAGTAATCAACTGGTGCTCGTTCAGTCTGTTCTACTAAGTACCCGTAAATATCAAAGTCTGCTCTTGATATAGATTTCTTACCATTTGGTTGATGAGACATCCTTACATAAGATTGAATGACCGATGCAGGTACAAGGAATACCGTCTGATCCTTACTGAACTCTATAAGGAAGAAACAAATCGCTCCCATCTTCTCCGCTTTCTCCAGGTAATCTAATTGATGCTGTGCAATGTTGCTTAAATCGAATCGTGTAAGACTCTGCGTTGACTTCGCTTCAAATGCTACTGCTCTTCCTTTGTACACGCCATCATAGTCCACAGTACTTTTAGCTTCATAGAATCCATTCAACACTCGACCACCCGCACTTTTTAATACCTTCACAGGAGTTGCGCGCTTGTTTATAAGCGCCACTCCCTCGCGTTGATACATTTCATTCGATAGATTAATAAGCATTTCAAATGCCATTCCGCGATTACCCTGTCCCATTTTTATTCCTCCATTTCCTTCTTACAATCTTCAAGAAAATCAATAACTTCCTGAACATGCTCCCTCGTTGTCATACTCTCCATCACATATCCTGCATCGTTATAAACATTAACCTTATCCCCTGTGAACTCCATTCCACACATTCCGTCTGCACCTAATAGCTTTACGTTACCTTCCATTCTTTTAACCTCGCTTTCTATTAAAAGGATTATTTTGTTTAATATTTAATCGGATACTGCTCTAAAGTATTATCAATAATCTCTTTAACCTTCTTGAGATTAGTTACCGCTCTATTACTAATATCTTCATTGTTTATTTTTGTTGTTACCCAGCTCTGAACTTTATCATCTTCATACATCGCAATTCGGAATTGTGTTTCTTCATCCTCACTTTTTGCTTCAAATGATATTCCCGATACCCATACACGATGCGCCCCTAGATCTTCCTTTATTTCATCAAGCACTTCTTGAGATGTGAATTTAAGTAGTTCTTCTAACGATTTGAATTTACGATTATCCCACATATCATCTTCTGTAATTTCTGGTGAGAACGGATACTCCTTAACGCTGTATGAATACACCACATTTCCTTTAACATCTTTAGCTGCTTTATTTACGATCATTTTCCTCTTCCTCCCTGAATAAAACTCAATATTCCGTCAATACTGTAGACACATGGTTATCTTTCTCCGATTTCCTTATATGAGCAGTTAGCTTTTGCTAGCTGCTCTTTTATTTCGTATTATTCCAGCCTTGTTCTGTTAATTCCCATCCTTGATTACGCAATTCTAAAACATCTGACTCTCTTCTTTGTGAAGCGCTTTTAATCGCTCTCTGTAAGCATTGGATTTCTTTTTGTTTGTATTCCAATTGGCGTTCAAACAATTCAATGTTTTTATCTTCATTTGCCACATATCTTTTATAAGCTTCAATTCTTTCTTCAGGCCACTTGTCCATATCCATTCCCCTTTTCTACAAAATGAAATTTTTGTTTAGTTTTCTTCAAATGAATTTACTATTTCAACTGCTTTATTAAACACTTCCTCATCAGTAACTGGTACGAATAATGAAATACCATCACCAACAGACATGCCAAACGTGAAAGATTCTTCTTCATTATCAATTAGCAAATAGATAGGAACTTCAAACCCCTCAATTTTATGTGTAATTTGGAGTGTTTTATCTGGTTTATTCTCTTGATCCGATACATCGATTACATCTATCTTTGAAACTTTGTATTTCTTGTTTTCCAAAATAACTATTGCGCTTGTAAAATCTTTATCAAAAATACCCATTTAATCCTCCTCAAGTTCCGTAACAGTTAAACAATTTCTAGGATTCTTTCTCTTTGCTAGTCTCCGTTGATATGCCTGTGTCGTATAAAAGTATATTGTTTCAGGAAGTACGCCCATATGTTGAGCGCATTCCATCATGGTCCCAATACATATGAGCGATTCGCCTTTATAAACGACGTATTCCTTTGAACTCGTTATGACACTCATTACTCAACTCCCCTTTTCTACTAAAATGAAGTTTTGTTTTATAAGTCCTTACGATCACTTCTATGACAAACAAAGATTAAATCTTTATGTTTTGCATAATACTCTGTACCACATTCGTCACTTGTGACTGTGTACTGATAAGTATCTTCTTCAATAACACCCGTAATTTCAAAAAGACCATATATCTTTTCATCTTTGAATCGAATAATATCACCCGTGCCATATGTCATTTCTCATTCCCCTTTTCGATTAAAATAACGCTTTTGTTAAAAATCATTTATGCTTCCCTTTGCAATCGCTGCAGTAATTTTTAAATTTATTTCCTTCTTGTGTAAACGTGTACCCTTTTGATAATGCATTATTCATCTTAGTATCGAAACTTGGCGGGAAATCCGTTGTACATAGAGGTATTTTTTTTCTGCAATCATCACAAATCACAACCGTTTTATATGTTTTTATTTCCGTTGTTCTAAAAGCCATTTTTCATTCTCCTTTATCTCAAATATTTTTTTGATTTATCCCCAAATAATAAATCCTAATACTAGTCCGAAAATAAAAGTTACTATCGCAAACCCAAACACGCACACCAATGCATCCCAAGCTACTTTTTTAAGTCCCATTCTCTTAACCCCATTTCTGTACAAAATTCAAATTTTGTCTTACTTTACACCCGTAGATCCGAACCCATTTTTCCCTCTTTGGCTGTCTGATAGCTCGTCCGCCTCAACAAAATGAGCTGTTATCACCGGTGCTATGACACCTTGAGCTATGCGGTCATTTTGATTTATCACGAATTCTTCTTTTCCGAAGTTAAATATAATAACTCCAATTTCACCCCTATAATCACTATCGATAGTGCCGAAATGAACTTGAATACCATTTCTTTTAGCTAATCCACTTCGACTTCTTACTTGTAATTCATATTTAGGGGGTACTTCAAAACACAAACCTGTTCTAATAAATTCATACCCTAACGGTGGTACAACGATTGCTTTATTGTTTGTATATGCATGTAAATCGAAACCAGAGGAAAACTTGGTTTGATATTTAGGGATTATTGCGTCCTCTTCTGTTTTCTTAATTTTCAATCTTAAATTCACATTAATCTCTCCTTGTTCATTAATTAGTTGTGTAATCCATCAATTTTTCTCTAGCTATTTTTACCGCTTTTTCAGCTTCTTCCAAAGTATCGAAATGCTCACTGAAAACCAATTTTCTTTTTAAATAAACTCTTGCTCTATATTTATCTGAGTCTTTTCTATAACTAACGCCTCTTACACCCGTAATACTGTTTTTATTACTAGATTTTCTGTTTTGTTGATTTTCTTGTGTTGTAATAACACGCAGATTACTTCTTCTGTTATCCAAAGTGTTATGATTTATGTGATCTACTACATCCGATTCGTTTGGACTCATAATCCATCTATGAAGTTTTGCACTTGTTCTTTTTCCGTTATCTTTATAAATGTTAGCCGCTACATAAAGTGTTCTTCCCTGCGGAGAATAATGAACAATCCATGTGAAAGGCATCTTTTTGACTAGTTCTAAGTCTTTTGTTTCTATTAAAGTTTCTAAATTGCCGTATTTTTTACTTTGTATAAAAATCGCCGTTGTATCGCCTCTTATCTCATATTTATTTTTCATTCTGTTACGCCCCTTTTAATGAACTTTCAATTCGTTGCTTTCGTGTAACTAAATCCTCTAAATTACCTTCTGTTTTCCTTTTCTCAAGCCCTAACATATTTAAATGCAGTTTCATGTTGCTTATATCTGAATTAACACTTTCTAATTCCGATTCGAGTTGAATTCTTGTTTCTTTTTTCATGTGATTCCTCCTAAAGTCCTAACGCCTTCATGATCCTTCCAATATTTTCATCAAAACCTCTTAAAACCTCATTATTTTCACTTTCTGGGTTTATAATGAAAGTAGGTACTGTATTGGATTCCAGAACATTAATCATAAAATCCTTATCAAATTCACTTTTGTCCACGTTTCTTTCAATCAATTCAACCTCGTGTCCCGGAGGTGTGTTAGTAAGCATTTCTTTTGCTCTTTTGCATTTGCCGCAATTTTCACCTGTATAAACAACGATCTTAGTTGCCATTCTCTTCAGTCTCCTTCGCTTCTGCTAATAATTGAGTTACTTCAAATGCTCCGTGTTGTGTATATTTCATTGCTCTTCCTCCTTGTATTTAGATAAGATTGTTGTTAATGCTATTGCCGTTCCTTCATTCGCAATCCATTTCCCTCTATAGAAGCCAGCAAGTCCTAAACCTTCAGCTTCGTAAGCTTTATCAGCTTCTTTTCTGTTTTCCACTGCTGATTGTTGTAACTGATCAATATACTCTTCAATTGCTTTTCTCATTCCTTATCACTCCCTTGTAGTAACTCTGGACTTTCGTAGATATTCCCTACAACAAACAAATCATCAGTAAAGTCTAACGGAGCATAAATTTGTTCTTTTCTACCTGCTAAGTGTTTTTTCGTTTCATATGTGTACCATGCACCTTGAAAACTAACTACACCTAGTTGTGAAAACCCTTCTTCACAGTCATAATCAACGATGCCGCCGCCTGAATCACGATTTGGAGTATATGAATCTTGCTCCCAAACTCGTACAATATCCCCTTCATAAATCTCTTTTCCGTTTTTATCCTTTAAGCCAGTATATTGATTCACTTCGAATTCAGGATCATCAACAAACTCACCAATAATGTAGTCTCTAATGATGTCTCCTTCTTGAAATTGCTTGTACGCTTTATCCCATGCTCTAAACTTAATCTCTCTCATTCTCCCCATCTCCCTTTAGTAGCCCCGCCAGTTCCTCACAACTTCCTTCAAATAAGTCGCGCCCATCCGGTAGCTTGTATATGTGATTATCGATTAATTTGTTGATTAAAACGTCTTGCTCCATGTTGCCTCCTAGCTGATTTGTTTCTTTTTCGTACTTCCACGTTTGTCCTTTGGTTTTGTTGCCGCTAAGTACGGATGCATGCCTCTTTCAACTCTTTTATAGAAGCAAATATCGTTTATTCCGTTTTCTCTAGCAAGTTCCAAATGTATAGAGTGACCTTTTGGTTTTGTGGCTGCTTCTTTTGGATCCATACCGTTCTTAACTCTTCTGTAATAAGTAGACGGGCTAATTCCATTGTGTTGAGCGATCGCTAACATCTTTCCATGACCGTATCTTCTGTTGACGTTCCTTTTTCTAACCGCCTCTGTTATAGCGCGTTCAACTGTCCATCCATAAACATGAACCCTTTGATACACACGATATTTAGTGATCCCTTTACTTGCTGCCTTCTCATAATCCTCATCAGTGATAACAGGACCGTAATGTTTCACGATACTCCCTCCTTATCTTTCACAGAACAACGTCTTCCTGGATAGCTTACCGGTCTCGTTGCCGCTGTTTCTAAATCTAATTTTTGATGATGGATACGTGTGTAAAAGGTGTTACGTTTAATGCCATTCCTCTTTGCTATCTCTAACCATTCATTCATTGTGTTCATCTTTCTTGCTGGTTTTGTAGCAGCTTCTTCATATCCCCAACCTAATTTCAATCGGCTATAAAAGGTGCTTTCTGGTATTCCATTCTCAAGAGCTACCGCCTTCCATCTTCCGTGTTTACGTTCTTTACATATCCCTAAAGGAGTAGTTATCGCCTCTTCTACACTCATCCCTAATTCGTTAATTCTTGCGTATGCAGTATAGTAGGATATTCCGTTTGACTCTGCGATTTTTTTCTCTTCTTTCGTGATTACTCCCTCATGGACCGGAATTGTCGTCGCTTCTTTTATCGTCCAACCGTTTTTAATTCTGCTGTACAATGTGTGGTAGTTAATCCCGTTGTTTAATGCTTTTTGTAAATTCTCTTCGCTTATCCAACTCGGCATGTTCTCCCTCCTAATCTAGAGCTAGAAACTCAGTCCTTGTACGATTTGAATGTTTTATCTCAATCTTCTGAATGCCTTTACCATGTTCTTCTATCGCTGCATTCCACGCTTCACTTTCGGTGTCAGTATCAAAGCAATCCATCTTCTGCTTTTCGTCTTGATCGAAGAAGTGAACCTCGTATGACGTTATGACGCTTGGCTTCGCTAGGAATTGCTCAGCCGTGCTCTTCGCTTTGTAATCGAAAGTTCCCAATATATCGTCAAAACTTAGTTGACTCCTCATTGTTCAAACCTTCTTTCCAAGTTAACGAACTTTCCATACTCCTTAATGAATGCCAATTCTACTGATCCAACCGGGCCGTTCCTTTGCTTCCCTATAATGATTTCGATTGTGTTTTTGTTTTCTGTTTCACGGTCGTAATAATCTTCGCGGTAAAGGAATGCTATGACGTCTGCATCCTGCTCTATTTGCCCGCTCTCGCGTAAATCGGACATCATAGGTCTTTTGTCTTGGCGCTGTTCTACACCACGGCTCAACTGAGATAGAGCAACCACACATACATTTAATTGGCGAGCCATTGTTTTCAGAGTCCGGCTAATTTCTGCAATCTCTGCTTGTCTGTTTCCTTTATGTACCGGATTCCCTGTTATCAGTTGTAAGTAGTCGATGATCACCATGATTTGTCTGCCTGGGAACTCATCGCATAACTTTTTAACTTTTGACCAAATGAAATTCGTTGTAATTCCCGCATCATCAAAGATTCGAATATTTTTGTTATTCAAAGCTCCCATAGCTTGTGTTAACTTCGTCCAATCATCTGGGTTTAACTCGCCTGTTTTCATGCGATTCCCATCGATATTCCCGTTAATACTAACCATTCTTTTTAGTAGTTCCTTTTGCCCCATTTCTAGCGAGAATATAGCGACTACATCACCTTCACCTTGCTCTCCCGCTGCATTACTTCCTACGTTTAAACAGAATGCCGTTTTCCCTACAGACGGACGAGCCGCTACGATTATTAGCTCTTGTGGTTTGAATCCTGCCGTCATGCGGTTTAATTCAGTGAATCCTGTATCCATTCCAGCCAATCCGCGAACCGGATTCTCTAACTCGCCAAATACTTCTATAAGTCCGTCCTTGATTCTCCCGTCACTGTTCTTGTCTTCCCTGCTTAAATTCAGTAGCGCTGCCATTTGCGTTTGTATAGCAAGTTCTGTATCATCGCTACTGTGAACTGCCTGCCTTAATGCTTCTGTATTTCTAACAACCTCTCGATCTCGCCATTTACTCCACACGATTTTTTCATAGTATTTAATATTAGATGTGCTTGGTGTTGACTCAGACAATTGAGCGAGATAACCAATTCCTCCGACATCTTCTATAAGCCCCTTCTCGGCTAATCTAGCGGTCATTGTTATAAGGTCTATCGGTTCGTTTTCGTTATCTATTTCGAGCATTGTACGGAAGATATGGACGTGTTGAGGACGATACATATACTCAGGCTTCAAATTAATATCCTTTATCTTGTCCGGGTCTAAAATTAGTCCTCCTAGAAGACCTTGCTCCGCTTGAATGCTATATAGCCCCTCATAATCTAATGTGTGATTCACTGTCTTCCCCTCCGTTTAATCCCCAATATCTTCGCTATTTCTTTTAGATGCTTTTCCCGTTCCTCTGGCGGCGCCACGTCTTTGCTATTTTCATCCCACTGATTGAACATTGATTTTGTCTCCGAAACAGTCGGGCCTGTATATTTCACTTCATGATCTTCTTTTAATAAATCAGCTGGTTTAGGAGGAAATTGATTGTATTTCGCATAGTTAGAAAGGTTCTTTAGCATTTCCTCATATACTTGTTCCGATAGAATAGTAGTCCATAAATCGATTTTCATTTGTGTCACTTCAAATATCGGATACAACGCACTAATTGCCTTTAATAATTCAAACGTTTCTTTCTTAATCAAGGTCAAAGTCCTCCTCTCTTAATTCTTTTTTACCTTTAACAGCTTTAGGCTGAGTTTTTGCTTTCTCTTTCTTGATCTTCACTACCAATGCATCAAACTGTTTTCTTAACTTAGCTGGAGAAAGAATGTTAGTACTCCAGAAGTCATCCTTTTGTGTCCAGTTAATTAGGTATTTGATTTGTTCATCCGTTCTATTGTCTTTCTCCCTCATTAAACGGAAGTCATTAGCCCACTTTTCTAAGTTAGGTTCTTTTGCTGATGGATTGTTTAGTAACATTAATTCAAATAATAATTTCGCGTTCTCCAGGTCGGAAGTTGCAAACTTTTGACAAGAAGTCTTTTTCTTTGTTGTAGTCTCTGTAGTAATCTCTGTTAAAG